CGAAAATCCTAAAACGATTGAGTCTTATGGTGGTAGAGGAAATAACTTTGGAATGGGTTGTCTTCTTGCTAGAAAGTTAATTTCTAAAGGAGTTAGCTGTGTACAAATCGACCTGGGTGGATGGGATAATCATAGCAATATCTTTAGTACTATTAGGAATGGGAATGGGAATCGTCTTGATATGGGCATGGGATATTTGGTCAATGACTTGGTAGATATGGGTATGTGGAAAGACACTGTAGTTATGTGGATGGGCGAGTTTGGTCGTACACCTAAGATTAATCAGAATGGTGGGCGTGACCATTGGGCTAGGTGTTGGTCTGTAGTTCTTGGGGGTGGTACTATCAAAGGTGGACAGGTTTATGGATCTACAACCTCTGATGGTATGGACATTAAAGACAAGCCTTGCAGTATTTCAGATGTTTATGCTACAGTTTACAAAGCTTTGGGTTTAGACCCAATGTTCCAAATTAGAGATAATTTAGGGCGACCAATACCTATATCAGAAGGAAAGGCTTTAGACATATTTTGATTAATTATTCTTTATGCTTATTTGGTGAATTTGAAAATTCTGTTGAAGAGTCCACAAATAGTTTGCGTAGATATTCAACAGGATTACTTGAGTATTTTTTAAAATTAAATCATGTTGACTTAAAAGTTGTTCAATTTGATTGGAAAACAGAGCGTAATCAAGAAAAAACTTTTGAAAAAATTCCAAAATGTGATTTTTTATTAACAGCTTTATATGCATTAAATGTTTTAAATAACCCTCATTTAGCAAAAGAAAAGGTTAATTATAAAACTTCAACTTTTTTAGAAAATAAAAGTTCGTGGGATTATTCATTTGGAAATCTAAAAGAAAGTTCTCCAGAATGCTATATTCCTTACCCTTGTTCAAAAAGATTGTTTAAATACAAAGAAAAAATTCCAAAAACAATTCTTTTAGACGATCACAATCCAGAAATAGGTTTTGGAAAAGATATATCTGTACAAATAATGAATTGGTTAGAAGAATTTGTAGATAATGGATATAAAATTTATCAACTTACAAAACAAGGAGATCTGCCACATTCAAAATATATAGAGCCAATATTTAAATGCAATTATCAAGAATATATGGAAAAAACATCTGAAATTGAATCATTTATAATGACTCACCCAGGAGCTTATGAGAATTCTGTAATTGATATGGTTGCAAGAGGAACGAGAGTATTAGTTCCTATAGATCAAGGAACATTTAAAAGATATGACAAGACAGAGGGGTTTGTTCCAATAGAAATAATTAAAGATTTTGAATTAGGGACATTTAAAAATAAAGAGCAATTGATAAATTTAATAAAGAAACCGATAGATAATTCTAATATTCAAAACCATATATCTATGATGACAGATATGGAAGAAGCTGTTTTGACAATAGACAGAGTTTTTCAAGATATAATAACAAACAACAACAAAACATCTTGATTATAAAATTTTTTTTGATAACCTAAATTTTTAACAGGAAGAACGAATAGTATACCAATGGCATGTTGCCAGAGGTTTCTGTTCTAACTCATAGGAGGTGTGTTATGTTTAGTTTTGTTTTGGGTATCGCTTGTGCTGCTAGTGTTGAGTCCATTGACATCATTAAGATTCGTGGTGGATCTTCTTGCTCAAATGGATCGTGTTCTGGTTCTGTTTTTTCAGAAGCAACTAAATCTTCTAAGGTTGAAGTTGTTAAAAAACAGGAAGTTGCAACTAAATCTTGCAATCAGAATACAGCTTGTGCCAAGAAATCAAAATTTAAGATTTTTAAAAAGGCATGTCGTTAAAAATAAATGTAAAAGGGGGGCTTTTGCCCCCTTTTTATATTGAAATGGATAGTAAAAAATGAACAAAGAATTAACAAATAGTTGGCAAGGTGGTAATAAAACAGAAATAGATTTAAGCAGATTAAATATTGATGGTTATAAAATAGATTACAACAGTGCAACTTTTTTAGGCAAGCGATATGAAAAAGTTTTTAAACCACTAACAGGACTTTCTTTATATAATATCCTTACAAATGAAGAAGTCTTAAAATCATCAGAGATTTTAAAAGCACATATTAAAAGAATTAAAGAAAATAACTCAAGTTTAAAAGATTTTGAAATTTGTGATCTTGAAAATTTTCAAAGAATGTTAGAAACTTATGGAAATAATGGATTTTGCTTATATTCTTGGTACTAATATGTATTACGCATATATTCAATATGTAAATAACAACATGGAAGTTTGTAAAAAACCTATTGGAAAAATAGAAAACTCTGAAGATATAGCTACAAAAGTTATTCAAGACATATATATGTTAGAGTATATGTATATGCCAATGGCAGTTTTAATAGTTGAAGAGGATGGAAAAATAATATTAAAGTATTCAATAGAAAAAATTAATGAAAAATTCTTTCTTGTTTCGAGGTAAAAATGAACATTGATTCCTTAATAGAAAGATTAAACAAAAAAATAAAAAATAACATCACATTTAGAAAAAAAGATGAAAAAATATTATTGATTTATTATAAAAACGAATCATATAAAAGATTTTTAACAAATCAAATTTTACATTTTTGCAATGAAAATAAATTAGAAATATTTGATGTATCTCCATACAAATGCGACATTGTTAATTCATGTCACTTATATAAAGAGAGTGATTTTTACTTAAATATGTTTTATGAAATAAAGATAAGCAAAAAAGCAGAGTATAATAATATTGTTGTTTTTAAGGATATTGATTCTTTTATTTCTGATGATAAAACAATTGGGTTAGTAGAATACATAAATGATTTTAAAAAATCTATTAACAACAATACAAAATTTATAATTGTTATGACTAATAAACGGCAAACAATGAAGCCGTTTTGTAAAAGCGATCCAAGTTTTTTGGGTATTGATTTTTATGGTTGTTTAACAGAAGCAGCATTTTTTGATGTTTCTAAAAAAACTCCAGAAGAATCTTTAAAAGAATTAACTCAAGATGAAAATAAATTAGGAGAAATAAATGAGGATTGATGTTTTGTCAAGAATGAGTTTTAAATCTGGAACATTAATATTAATTCAAATTGAAGACTTGAAAAGGTTAATAGATAAAAAAATTAACAAAAAGATAGATGAATATGAAATAATATGTGATGTAGTTGAAAATGGTGGTGAAATGGTTGGTATGGACCCATATGAAAATGTATCAATAGGAAAAATGTATACACTTGATGAAGACGGTGGAAATTCTACAATTTTAAGAGTTGGGCCAGTTATAAACAAATCAAGAAGACTTTTAAACACTGGTGAAAAAACAGCACAAGAATACTGCATATACAAAAAAAACAAAGAAAACATAGACATGAGTGAAATAGGAGATTTTTTTATGAAAGAATTAGAGAACTATAAAAGGGAGATGCTTTAAGGTGAAAACTGATAAAATAACAACTAGAATTGAAAATGGTAATAGTTTAGCAGATAAAGTTGCTAAATATTTAAACTTTAGGTTTAAGTATGAGTTTGAAAAAGCTTCTATTGAAGAAGATAAAAAACTAATGATTGATTACAAGTGCAAAAAAACTAATAAAACTGCACAAATGAAGTGCCGTGAAAATAAATCAGACATTATTTATGAAGCAAAAAGGTTTTATTCTACTGATGGTTCATCTTATGAAGAAGCAAATGGTAGAGATGTTCGAACTGAAGCAACATTGTATGTATGTTTATCCGCAGATAAGCGTAAAATTATAGTTGCAGAAACAGAAGCAATTAAAAAAATAGTTCAAAAAGAAATGCAAAAATTAGAAATAACACTTGATCAAGTGAAAAAATACGAAGAAGAATGTCAGCATAATAGAAATAAAACAAAAAAACTTTTATCAAATAAATCTAGAATTGAAGTATGGTTTAAAGTTGACGAGGGAGTAGATTCAAGACATTATAGTAAATTGCTTGTTTTTATACCTTACTCTGCTATATTTGAATCTGTAGTAATTGATTTAAAGAGTGATGAAAATATTGAAGACGAAAGGACTTGGAAAAATGGATGATCAAATTATTTTTAATCGTAGAACACCTAGTTTGCTTGTTGTTGATAACTTCTATAAAGATCCAGATTGGATAGTTGAAAAAACAAAAGACTTTGATTTTAAAGAAGAAAACAAGTTCTATAAAGGAAAAAGAACAACAGGGTGCTTGTTTCCTTACATAAAAGAAGAATTTGAAAAGTTATTGCAAGCAGAGATAGTAGATTGGTTAAATCAACCAATGAATGGTGTTTTTCAAATAACATCTGGAAATGACCCATTAGTATGGCATAGTGATTCACAAGACTATGCAGCAGCAGTATATTTAACTAAAGATGGCCCAACAAATGCTGGAACATCATTTTGGAAAGATAAAAAGTATGGATGCAGAAGACCACCAAGTCATCCATTGGAAAATAGAGAAGATATACATGAATCAGACATATACACACAGCATAGCTTATTAAACGAAGACAGTTGGGAGTTGGTAGATAGAGTTGGATCTGTATATAACAGACTGGTTCTTTGGGATGGAAAAATGATTCACTCAGCTACAATGTACGGTGAGTTTTCTAGGTTAGTTCAACTATTCTTTTTTAATGTGAAAAAATAAATGCCATACTTTTCTATAGTTACGCCAACGCACAATACCCAGTTCCTTGCTAGACTTTCTCGCTCTATAGCAAGGCAAACATTTAAAGATTTTGAATGGGTAATTGTTCCTAATGGGAACGCCAATATTGATGTTGAATCTTTGGCTTTTAAACCAAGAATTTTACAATCAAAAAACCCTGACTCAAAATTAATTGGACTATTCAAAAAAGAAGGGTGCATAGGATCAAATGGCGTTGTAGTAGTTGAGGTTGACCATGATGATGAGCTAACGGAAGATTGTTTACAAGAATTATACAACACATTTAATTCAGATCAAACAATTGATTTTGCATATTCAAATTGTGCAGAAATAGACCCTGATGGAAAGCCCTTTGTTTACTCTGATTATTATGGTTGGAGAAATAGACCGTTTAAATATCATGGTAAAGATCTTTTAGAACTAATATCATTTGATTCAACTCCAGCATCATTCTCTAAAATTTGGTTTGCCCCAAATCATGTTCGTGCTTGGAAAAAATCGTTTTATGAAAAGATTGGTGGTCATGATGAAACAATGGAAGTTTTAGATGATCATGATATACTTTGCAAAACATACATACAAGGAAATGTTAAACATATAGATAAGTGCTTGTATATTTACTATAAGCATAAGAACAATACCTGTTACGGTGAAAAAAATGCTTTCATTCAAGAAGAAACATTAAACATTCATGATAGGTATATCTACGCATTAGCTGAGAAATGGTGTGATCTTAATGGTTTGCTTAAGATAGACCTTTGTGGGGGTTTTAATCCTCCAAAGGGGTACAAGTCAGTAGATATGCAGAACGCAGAAATTATACATGATTTAAACGATCCTTGGCCTTTTAAAGATGGCGAAGTTGGATTAATAAGAGCACATGATGCACTTGAGCATTTAAAAGACCCAATCCATGTGATGAAAGAGGCTTATAGATGCCTATGCCCAATGGGTTGGTTTTTAACTCAGACTCCATCCACAGATGGCAGAGGTGCTTTTCAAGATCCAACACATATAGCATTTTGGAATAGCAACAGCTTTTGGTATTACACAAAAAGAGATCAGGCTAAATACATTGGAACACCAGTAAGATTTCAAGCAAATAGAATTAAAAACTTTTATCCAAGCGAATGGCATAAGACACACAATATTCTTTATGTGAAAGCCGATCTGTTAAAAGTTCCAGATGAAACATTAAAAATGAGAGTTCCTGGAGAAGTTTCAATATGATACACAACGCTTTTATTAGCAGCGGAGAATTAATTGACAAAATAACAATTTTAAAAATAAAATGTTCAGTAATAAACAATGAAAATAATATTAATCAACTAGAAAGTCTTTTAATAGTTTATAATCAAATGCCAGAAAATTTAAGAATTAAAATTATTGAATTTGAAGAAGAACTATTTTATATAAATAAAGTAATATGGAAATATGAAAATATAGTAAGATCAAAAGTTAATGATGAAGAAATTTTAAAAGCTGCAAAATCTATATTTGAATATAATGACAAAAGAAACAATTTAAAAAAGTTGATAGATCAAGAAACAGCCAGTGGATTTTTTGATGAAAAAAAGCACGAAATAAATTAATTCTTCCAATATTCTTCAAGATTATCGTAAACAGTATTCCTAAAATCAAAATGTTTTGTAATTGCATTACATGCAGCCAAATGAAATCCAAAAGATTGATCGCTTGTTTTTGACCAATATTGTTCAACAGAAAATTTGCAAGCAGTATCAATATCAGCATATTTAAAACCAAGATCTAGCATTTTTTTATATATTGTGCAGCACAAGAAAACATCTTCAGCATGATTACAATATAAATCACCAATAATTTCTGATGCTTTATCCATAAACGATTTTGATCTTAAAGAAAATCCACCATTGCCAACATGATTTGTGCCATTTGGAGAATGGGGCCAAGTAGCACCAATGTAATCGTATTTTAAAAAATCATCTGTCCATTTTTCTGGCATATATATTAATCCATCATGTTGAACAATTAGTGCAAATTTTGTTTTTATATATTTTGGAAATTCTTTAATCATAAAATTATCGTATTCTCTAGCAGACGATATTTTATTTATGTTTATATAATCGACACCGTATTCTTTTAGCTTATAATGTTTTATATCTGAAAAATAAATTGCTTTATTAAAAGAAATATCGCAATGTGAAAAAGAATGAATTATTGATTTTGCAGCATTATGATAGTTTTTGCAATCAACCACACAAATTGTTATGTCGTTTAAATTATTCAAAAAAGCTCCAATCAATTAAATAATTTGACAGATGCACGAATAGTAATATATTACAATTTTAAAGGAGTTAATCAAGATGAAAGCTATAATAAAAGATTTTGTTGGAAATTATTTTTGCAGGGAACCAGAAGTTGGATTAACAAAAGTAAAAAGTAATGCTTATATTTTTGATTGTTATAATGAAGAACACTCAAAATTAATATTAGAAAAAACAAAAATGTTTATATCTAATGATGATTTAACCTTAGAGTTTGTAGAAATGACAGAAATAAATTTAAATTTTTAAAGGAAAAAAATGAACATATTTGTATTAGATAAAAATCCAAAACAAGCTGCTGAATGGCATATGGATAAACACATAGTTAAAATGCCTTTGGAAACAGCACAAATTTTATGCACCATTCTTAATGGTCATGGCATTATGACACCTTATAAATCAACTCATATCAATCATCCATGCACACTTTGGGCAGGAAAAAGTATGGGCAATTTTATTTGGTTGTGCGAATTAGGAATACATCTGTGTGATGAGTATTATTACAGATATGAAAAAGAACACAAATGTAAAAAAATTATAGAGGAATGTTTGACATTTGCATGTAAAATACCAAATCTTGAAATGACAGAATTTGTTCAAGCTATGCCAGAAGAGATAAAATCAAAAAATCCAATAGAGTCATATAAAATGTATTATATAAAATTTAAATCACATATCGCAAAATGGAAAAAAAGAGACACACCAAATTGGTACAATGTAATACTATGAAAATTAAAAAAAATAGACAAAAAAAAGCCAGAAGAATAATGATATTGGCATCTATTAGAATGTCAAAAAGCATTGGTATAAAATTCAATAGATTTTGTATGGAAGATATACGAGATGTTTACATGGACATGTTTGGGGTAGATAGTTTAATTAGAAGATTTGATATAGCAAGTATTGTGGCTTAAACACTATTTTTTTGGAGATTTTGTTTTTATACCAACTTTATTATATTCACTACGCATTTTTGGATTATCATCTATAGCAAAAAGAACTTTTTCTTTAATGCTTTCAGCGTGTTTTTTCTTAGATTCATTTTGATCTTTTGGACCACCACCAATGTTATTCATCATCAATCGATTGTATTTGACTCCAGCCTTTTTAAGAGATTCTACTGTGTCTTTCCTATCCTTTTCTGGTCTACCTGTTATTATATAGATTTTATTTTGTTTTGATAACTCATTAACATAATCGACCATTTTTTTAATTGGGTATATGCCATTACGCAAAATAGTGTTGTCAATATCGACAATAACTACATTTGCATTAGATAAGTACAGTTGTATATCTTCTGTTATACTCATATTAACTTAGTGTAAGCAAATATTTTAGTTGAGAAAAAGAACTGAGCATTTCATCTCTTGTATTTAATAAATTTGTTTGTGTGATTGGATTTACATTTTTAGGTATTTCTACAATAAGAAAGTTTTCTGCTTTAGAAATAAATGAAACAATTTCTTCTGGAGTATTATTAGATACAGAATACGAAGAAAATTGACCATGTGGCATTAAACCGTGTTCGCCTTGCCATTGTTCAATAAATTCATCAATGCTGTCAGATAAAGAATCGTAAGCTTCACCAAATGATTTGTGTTGAGCAAAGGATTTGGTATTCCAATGAAAAACTTTGAGTTGTGAAAGCAAAAATAAGAAATCTGACTGACTAATAGTAGCATCTGTTGCTACTTCAGCAGCTTTTGAAAAATAATTATAGATTTGTTTTGTAAAATCTGTGTTTTTCATAATATCTCCTTACTATAAGGTACACCAAAATAAATTTTTAAAATTACCAATCAATATTTTCATAAAAATAATTTGCCGATACACTGTTTATACTATAATAAAGACATCTTTTATGAATCCATTCTTTTAACTTAGCTTTATCTTTTTCTAAAATTGCATTTTTTCTTAATTGATCATATTTTTTTTCTTCAAAAGAATAATTTCTTGCATCTTGATAGTGAAAAGAAAAAACTTTAAAATTTTTAATTTTTATATAAGTGCTTAAAAATCTTTCGTGTATAAACGGAAAAAAATTCAAAGAGTTATCTTTGTAATATCCCATTGAAGAATTGTGAATTTCTTTAGTTGCTTCATCTAATTTATCTAATGCATCAAAATATTTTAAAAAAAAATCATTGTATCCATCCCAAAATGTTTTATTTGCAACAAAATAACAACAGTAAAACATATCGTCAGTATTCATTGGTTCATATAAATGTTTTAAATCTATTTTTAATAATGGAAAAATTTTTTCCATAACCTTGATTGTTTTTTGATTAATAGAATAGAAGTTTTCCCATATATTGTACCAACAAGCTGAGGCAGTATAAAATGGGTTAAAAAAATATATGTCATAACCTTCATTTTTTTTTATTTTATTTATAATTTCTATGCCATGAATGTTCATTTTTGATTTATAATTAATGCTAAACGAACCCCAAAAATCCAATTTTTCTGCAACAGATTTTTCATAGCATATTTTATTTAAATAATATTCTCTTAATTCTGGTTTTAAATTTTTTGTATTGTCTATTTTTTCAAATGATTTATCTACAAGATTTTCTTGATCTTTGTTATAAAAACATTGATATATTTTAATGTTCAAATGAATGCCTTTATATTCAAATGCATAAAAAATAAATTCATTAGCAGACTACTTTATAGGTGTATTTATATCAAGGGTGAAAAATGAAATTAAATATAGTTACAGTTTTATTTAGAAAAAATTTACTAGAAAAACAAATGGAATCTATTCCTAAAAAAAAAGATATAAATTGGATTATTTGTAAAACTAAAAATTGGGGAGAAATACCAAAATCAATAACTGAAAATAAAAATATATATTTAACAATAATTTCTGAAGTTGATTGTGAAGAAAATAGGGAAAATTTTGTAACAAAAATAAATCAAGGTTTATCTTTAGTAGAAGATGGTTTTTTTTGTATACTAGATGATGATAACATTATACATCCTGACATGTATGAAATTTACAATAATGAAAAACACAATTATGAAATGATTGTTGGAAAACAAATAAGAAAAAACGGAAAAATTTATTTAGACCCAAATTATCCAAGGCAAGATTTTGTAGATATGGGAAATGTTATTTGCACTACAAGAATTTTAAATAGTGTAAAATATTTTAATAAAATTGATAAGAACCATACATCATATGATGGACAATTTTGGTCGTTATGTTTTTCAAATCTAGACAAGGAAAGAGTTGCTTTAATAAAAAAACCAATGTTTTATTATAATGGATTAAGATAATGGCTATAGGTGTTCATAAAATAACAGAAGATTTTGAAAAATTGATATGTGATTATACAAAATCGCCCTATTGTGTAGCCACTGATAATTGCAGTAATGCTTTATTTTTGGCACTTTTATACGAAGGAATTAAAGATAAAAAAATAGGCATACCATGTAGAACATACCCATCTGTTCCGTGTGAAATAATTCATGCTGGTGGAAAAGTAGAATTTTATGAAGTTGAAGGAAAAATAAAAGGTGAATATCAACTATTGGGCACAAAGGTATTTGATAGTGCTTTGAGATTCACATCTAATATGTACAGAAAAGGATTTACTCAGTGCCTTTCTTTTAGTGGTCCTCATAAGCATTTAAAGCTTGGCAAAGGTGGGATGATATTAACTGACAGCTTAGAAGCTTCCCAGTGGTATAAAAAAGCAAGATTTAGTGGAAGAGGCGAATGCAGTTATCACGATGACATATTCACAATGACAGGCTGGAATTTTTATATGCTTCCAGAAATTGCTGCTAAAGGAATTGGTCTTATGGCTGGAATTAAAGAACATAATGAGGATTTAGAACTATTATATCCTGATTTAAGTAAATTTGAAATATATAAAGGGGAATAAAATGGAGTATGGAGAAACAATTGTTGTAAAAGAAAAGGTAGATAAATTAAAAGAATTATTAAAATCTGTAAAAGACCTAGATGGTGATGTAGTAGAAATAGGCGTTTATTTTGGTGGAACAGCATTAGAAATAGCAAAAATAGAAAACAAAAATACCATTCATATTTTTGATACATTTAATGGGATGCCTAATTTTTCAGAAGAAAAAGATAAAAAATGGGCAATAGGAAGTTTTAAAGGTGCAGATTTTGAAAAAATAAAAAATTTGTTTTTAAGTTACGACAATGTAAAAATATATGATGGCATATTTCCAAATGAAACATTTGAAAATATAAAAAATATTAAATTAAAATTTGTTCATATAGATGTTGATAATTATCAGTCTTATAAAGATTCTTTGTCTGCAATTTATGAAAATGTTGTTGAAAATGGAATCATTGTTTTTGACGATTATAATGAATCATGCTGTCCTGGTGCAAATTTAGCAATAAATGAATTTTTTGAAAATAAAGAAAGAATAATTTTTGATAATACATACTATATAATTAAAGGAAGTTTATAATATGCAAACTGAAAATTCTTTAGAAATAGTTAGAAAAATAACCAAAACAGTTCCAAGCTTTCATCATCACTATCATATTCTTTATGATCTTGCCAATACTATAGAAAAAGAAAAAATAACATATCTTGAAATAGGTGCATATGGTGGTGCATCTGCAATACTTATGCTCCATAATGAAAAAGTAAAAAAAGTTTTTTCAATTGATATAGGTCATCCTATAAAAGAAAAAACTGTATTAAAAAATGTTTCTGATTTTTTTAAAGACGATAGATATAATTATATTGTTGGAGATTCTGCAAACAATAAAGTAAAAGAATCCCTTTTAAGTAAAACAAAAGAAGTAGACATTCTTTTTATAGATGGTAGTCACGAATACAACTATGTTTTAAAAGATTTTGAAAATTATTCACCTATTGTTAGTAAGGGTGGATTTATAGTATTTGATGATTATAATTGCAATATTTGCACACAAGTTAAACCAGCAGTTAATGAAATAGTTAAAAAAATAAATGAAAAAGATTTTATAATAATTGGAACATTAAAAAATGTTTGTAATGCTCACCCAAAAGAATTTGAAGATGGGAATTGTTTTATAATTCAAAAGGTTGTGTGAAATGATAACAGTATATGGCCTTTGTTATAGAATATTAGACTACGCAAAAAAAACCGTTGATCGATTAAGGGAAACAGCTTCAGAAGATTTTAATTTTGTTTGCATAGAATCAAAATCTTGTAATTCTGAAAAATTTTTACCTTGGGCACTAGAAGAATTAAAAAATAAAAAAATACAAAGATTTCTTGCGTGTACAACAAATTGTAGATTATATGGATTTAGATATGCTCTTGAAAATTTTCCACCAGATGATTCTGAAGATTTTTTTGTTTTAACAGAACTAGATGTGTTAGTTCCAAAAAATGTTGACTGGATAAAAGAAATAAGAAAAAAAATGGAAAAAAATGTAATTTCTGGATTTACTTTGAGTAGTGAAAACTATGTTAAACCAAATACTGGATGGAATGAAAAAGAAAACATTGAAAACAAAAATTTTGGAGTTTGGTTAATGGCTATTAAAAAAAATATATTATTAGAAGGACTTAAAACATTAAAGGGCGAATTAACAGATGTTAAAATTTTATCTTTTATGTCAAAAAATGGAAAAAAAGATATTATAGATCAAAAACTTTATCACTTAGGTTGGAATTCGTGGAAAGATGATCCTGATTATTGGGATTACAAATTAAAAACTATGGATAGATGGCAAACCAAAAAATGTAAAAGTGAAGAATCTATAATTACAGAATTTAAAAATTACGAAAACATATAAATTTAAAAGGTAACATGAAATGATAACTGTGTATGGTATTTGCTATAGAATATTAGATTATGCAGAAAAAACAGTAGATAGACTAAGAAAAACAGCTTCAGAAGATTTTAATCTTATTTGTGTAGAGTCAAAATCTTGTAATTCTGAAAAATTTCTTCCTTGGGCATTAAAAGAATTAGAAAACAAAAAAATACAAATGTTTATAGCATCAAGCACAAATTGTCGTGGCTATGGATTAAAATGGGCTGTTGAAAATTTTCCACCTGATGACTCTGAAGATTTTTTTGTTTTAACAGATTTAGATCTTTTGGTTCCAAAAAATGTTGATTGGATAAAAGAAATAAGAAAAAAAATGGAAAAAAATGTAATTTCTGGATTTACTTTAAGTAATGAAAATTATGTTCATCCAAATTCTGGATGGAATGAAAACCAAAATATATCAAAAAAATTATTTGGGGTATGGCTTATGTCAGTAAAAACACAGATTTTTTTAAACATATATCAAAATAAAAATATTAATTTAATAGATTCAGACATTATTTCAAGCATGACTAACTATGGGGATAAAGATATAATTGATTCTAAATTGTATCATCTTGGATGGAACTCATGGAAAGACGATGAATCTTATTGGAATGATAAAATAACTAAAAATAATTGGGATTCAAGAAAAGATGTTGACGAAACTGATGAAGTTCCAATATTTAAGGTATATAAAAACAAATGAATATAAACATATTAATATTCCCATGCGGTTCAGAAATAGCATTAGAAGTTTTTGAATCTTTAAAACATAAAAAAAATATTGTTTTATTTGGTGGAAATAGCACAAAAGATCATGGAGTATTTACTTTTAAAAATTACTTTGGAGATTTTCCTTTTGTAAAAGATAAAAATTTTATAGAATTTGTTTCTTGTTTTGTTAAAAAAAATAAAATTGATTTTATATATCCGTGTACAGATTATACATTAGATTTTTTAAAAAAAAATGAAGAAAAAATAGGTTGTAAAGTTTTAACATCTTGCAAAGAAACAACATCTTTGTGTTTGTCTAAAGAAAAAACATACGAGTTTTTTAAAAAAATAATTAAAACACCAAGAGTATTTAAATCTTTTCAAAAAGTAAAAAAGTTTCCAGTATATATAAAACCAAAAATAGGATATGGATCTAGAGATAATTTTAAAATTAACTCAAAGACACAATTAAAATCATTGTTTACTAAAGACCATTTAATTTTAGAGTATCTTTCTGGAGATGAATATACGGTTGATTGTTTTACAAACAATGTTGGAGAATTAATTTTTATAAACCCTAGAGAAAGATCAAGAATTTCAAATGGTATAAGTACAAACTCTATTCTATTTAAAGATAAAAAAATTGAAGAAATTGCAAACAAAATTAACTCAAACATAAAACTTAATGGAAGTTGGTTTTTTCAATTGAAAAAAAATAACAAAGAACAATATGTTTTACTAGAAATAGCATCAAGAATAGCTGGATCTTCAGCAATATCTAGGTACTTAGGTGTAAATCTTGCAGAATTAACAATTTTAAATGAAACATCAAATGGTTTATTGATAAACACAAATAACTTTAATATAGAGACTGACAGATCATTAAAAACAAAAGCAAAAGTGAACATAGATTACGATTATGTATACATAGATCTTGATGATACAATAATAGTAAATAAAAAAATAAATACGGACTTAATAAAAATTATATATCAATTTATAAACAACAACAAAAAAATTGTGCTTATAACAAAACATAAAAACGATTTAACCAAAACATTAAAAAAATATAAAATACAAAACTTGTTTAATGAAATAATACACTTAAACTCAAATGATGAAAAATACAAATACATCATGCAAAAAAGTAGTATTTTCATAGATGATTCATTTTCAGAAAGATTTAAAATTAAAAATTATTTAGGAATCCCCACATTTTGTGTTAATTCTGTAAATTGTTTAATAGATTAAATAAAATTTATTACATTGAGATTTTATGAAATATCTTTATGAAATATGGGTACGCATAGAAGAAAAAAATAAAAAAAATAAAGCTTCTATAGATAAGAATGGAAGTTGTTGCATTGCATTATGTGCTTCATCAAACAAGGAAGCTCTCCTTCTTTTGCAAGAAGTACTTTTAAGTTGTGATAATAGGCCGATAGGAAATAAAAAGAAAATAAAGCACTTTAGGTTGAAAGACAGTTGCTCTAAGTATATATTTCTTCTGTGTAAGGAAAATGTCGAAAGTTATAAAAGAGCATGTGATTAAAAGCAACTGCGTTAACAATTCAAGCATACGGTTCTTCCGCAGTTTTTATACCGAAATGAATCACATCACCAGGGGATAACCCCAAGGATTGCCAGAGAGTAGCCAAACTCTCAACAGGGTGGCACGAAATAGTTTAGAAAGATTATTATACTAGAATTTGAGTGACCACTTCTCATACTAGACCTGATACTTTACAAGTACCTTCTTTCTAATGTCCTATTTGGTCAAAATTTTATAACAAACTGCTAGTTCTAGGAACTTGCTGGTAGTAGTACTATCAGGGAGAAGAAGTGGCCTATTGATTATAACAAGTCTGCTGCTATATCAGAAAAAAACCAAACAACACTTTTTTCAATAAAACCTTTAGAATTAAAATCGTTTGCGTTTTTTCCAAGTATTGATAGCAATGAAATAAATTCTGATTCTGATATAATTCGATTTAAATAAGATTTTCTTGTTATTTTTAACAGTAAATCAAAAGTTTCATTTGAACAAATGTTGTTTTTTGAGATAGAATTAAGTATTGCTGTTGAGTTTGAAAGTTTTTTTGTTAACTTTTTACAAGCATAAGTTATTCTATTTTTCAAAGTTATTTTCCTTGAGGTTTATAATGGCTAAAAAGAAAAAACAAATTTCAAGTGAAATAAAACTTCTTTTAAAAAAGAACCTAAGATCTATAGTAGAAATAGAAAAGAAAAATTGCACTATAGAAGATCCAGATTTTGGAGAAATGGTTTCAAAAAAAGCTTGGAACTCGTCTAATTTTGTTGATTTTGTTAAAAAAAAGAATACATATAGTTACACAATAAGCGAAGGTGTATTAATTATTGGTTTTTTGCTTTTTGAAGTTAAAGAAAATGAATTATTAATTGAAAGAATATGCATAGACAAAGATTTTAGAAGATCGGGATTTGGAAAAGAATTTTTAGATTTTATATACGCAAAAAAATATAGAAATAAAATTGTTTTTTATTGTAAAGAAGATGATGTTGTTACTATTAAATTTTTTAAGAAAAATGATTTTGTAGCAAGTTTAGAAAAAAATTATTTTGATATTGATAATGATGCAATCAAGTTTACAAAGGAGATTTTTTATGAAGAAAACAAAAGGTAAAATACTTGTAAACTGTTTAGGTTGGTGTAATAAACAATTTTTAAGTTGTGATCCAGCAACAAACAGGGTTTGTAAAAAATGCAAAGAAAAAATGGATAGTAAAAAAAATGAAATGGGGAAAAATTACTTTTATGAAAAAAAAATAGAGATAAATGAATAAACCAAAAGTTGCACTTATAACGCCATCATTGGGTATGGGTGGTGCTGAAAGATGGATAGTTACTCTTGCAAGATTCTTCAAGAGATTAGATCCTTATTTAATTTTAAATTTAAGTGGCCAAAGCGACTCTATTTTATTAGATGAAATTCCAAATACAACAAAAGTTATATCAAGTTTTTATTCAAACCCTAAAAAAATTATAGATGTTTTAAGCGATGCAGATGCAGTTATTTCTTGGTGTTTTAATTTAAATATAAGTTTAAAAAATAATTTAAAATGTCCAACAATAGATGTTTCACACAGTGATCCATCATGGAATGATCATTCTTGGCTTATAGAACAAACATCTGAAAGATCAAAATATCATGTTGGAGTAAGCAAAGTAGCTGCATCAGCATTTAAAAAAAATGATTCAACTGTAATCTATAATGGAATAGACACAGAAAGACTTAAAGAATTTAAAGGAAGAATTAAACAAAGAGAAGAATGGTATTGTGAAAATAAAAAAGTTGTTATTTTTTTAAGTAGATTATCAGAAGAAAAAAATCCAAGAATATTAATAGAGTGTTCAGAATTGTTTGATGAAAGTTGGAAATTTTTGTTTGTTGATGTTGGTTCACTAAAAAAAGAATTTAATAAAATAAATAACAACAATATAAAAATAATTAAAAAAACAAATAATATTGGCGATTATTATTCTGGTGCAGATGTAGTTGTTCTTCCGTCAGATGTGGAAGGAATGCCTTTAGTTTTATTAGAATCTTGGTTTTGTGGTGTTCCTATTGTAACAACTAATTATGATTCTTATTTAGAATTAATTAATATGCATGGAGAACTAGCATTATCAACAAATATAAGACCAACAGCAATTGAATTTTCAGATAAAATACAACAAGCTTTTTATGAGGGAAGAAGTTCTAAAAGAGTTATTTTAGCCAAATCTATTGTGCAAAGCAATTACACATGTGAAACAATGATTAAAAATTGGGAAGATTATGTATTTTTAAAAATAAAAGAATGCAATGATAATCAACAATAAAAAAAAATGGATATATATAGGACCACCAAAAACTGGAAGTACAGCTTTGTCGTATGTTTTAACAGATGGAAAATACAACAAAAATGATTTTTTTGAAAATTTAAATGTTAATTTTGAAGGCACAGAAATAAATGGTCAACATACACCTTGGCCTCCGAAAAAACTGAGTTCTAAATATAATGATTATTATGTTTTTATAAGTGTAAGAAATCCTTTTTCTAGGATTGTTTCTCTTTACAATCATTGGAAATATGGGGAAAATTACGAAAATGAATTATTTTTTAAAGAAAAAACACTTGAAGAATTTATGCATCTTGTTTTAAATAAAAATCTTTGTAATAATGGTTTTTTTGATATTACAATAACAAATTGGGTTGCTAGATATGATTTTTTTATAAAACAAGAAAACTTAGAAAATGATTTAAAGATGCTGAATATTCACTCTATCGATTTTAATGTTCCAGTAATAAATGAGAAAATAGGATCGACAAAGCATTGGAAAGAAGAACATAATAAAAAAACAATTGAAATGACAATTGAATGGGCAGAAAAAGACTTTTATAATTTTCAATACAGTAAGGACATTAATGCTTAAGTATTTTCTTGGTTTTTTTGGTTCTGATCGTTCTGGTAAATGGTGGACTGTTCGCTGCGAACACATTGAAGATAATCCATCATGTATAGGTTGTGGCACAAAAAAAGAGGTTCAAGCTCATCATATAATACCAGTTAGTGTTGATTCATCTAAAGAGTTATGTAGAAACAACTTATGTACTCTTTGCAAACATTGTCATTTTGTTTTTGGGCACTTGCACAACTATAAAAATTACAATCCAGAAGTAATTAGGGATTGCCAAGAGCATTACAAAAGAGTAAAACAATTTAGAGTTAAGACTTTTCAAAGACCTATTTCTTTATGGAGGACTATTATGGCTAAGTTTTTTGGTTCTATTGCTTTGGTTTTTTTAGGTTTTTCAATTTATGTTAGTCATATGTATGTGGTAGAGACTAATAAAAATATAACAGTTAAAGAACTTTTTTATGCTGAAAACAGGCTCTTAAAGGATGAGATTTATGCAGAGAGAAACAAACCAACTTATGAAAATGGCTATAGAGATGCTATTTTAAGGGCTGGTTCACCAACTGGTTCTGGCTCATATCGTGATGGTTGGGAGGCTTGTGCAAAGCTTTATGCAGATGGTTCATGGACAAGTGGATATCATACTGCACTAGAACAATTTGGATGGAAGAATGAATCAACAGCATTCAAAAACTCAAATCCTCAAGCTATTTCTATGAAATAATCTTTACTATTTTACCCTCATACTGTGTATTAGTATGGGGGTAATTATGAAAAAAAAATCGCACAACAGTAAGGCTTTTGGTGAAATTTCTGGAAAATATTGGTCTTCTTTAATAAAAAACGCAAAAAAAAGAAGTATAAAAGTAACTGCAACAATAGAAGAAGCTTGGGAAATATTTTTGAAACAGAATAGAAGATGTTTTTATACTGGTTTAAAAATAACTCATAAAAAGTATTTGAAAAGAATTAATAATAAAGACATATATTCTTTAGGAACGGCATCGTTAGACAGAAAAAATAGTAACCTTAGTTACACTAAACAAAACATACAGTGGGTTCATAAAGATGTTAACTATATGAAAATGAGTTTAAACGAAAAGTATTTTATAAAACTTTGCAAGCTTATATCTAGGAGATTCTAATGCCTTTAAAAAATTGTTCTGAAAATGGTAAAGATGGTTGGAAATGGGGCGATCAAGGTAAATGCTATCTTGGAAAAGATGCTAAAAAACAAGCTATCAGGCAAGGAATCTCTATTGAGGGTCCAGAAAAATTTGCTAAAATAATGAAGTCTCAATCTCATGAAGATCTTTATATGCAACTTTCAGAGAATGAAAAAGAATTAGCTAACTCACTTATTTCATTATCTCAAAAAGTTGGTCCACTTGATAAATCTGATGGTATTTGGGTTGGATATGAAAACGCAGAGAATAATCCTACTAAAAACATTGGTGTTAAATGTGGAAATTGTGCATTGCACAAATCAGAAAACGCATGTGCAATTATTGATCAACAAATAGAAATGAATGGAGTTTGTAGATTTGCCGTAATACCAGATGGTTATGTTAATGCTATTCAAGTAGAAAAGGACATAGAAGAATACTTTAATGAAAATAATAAATAGCCCTGTTTTAAAAATAAAATGTAAAGAAGTAGATTTAAAAAAAGGAAAGACTATTGCCAAAAGAATGTGGCAATTTTTGAACCTTTACAATAAAAAGAACGAAGTAAAAGCTGTTGGTTTAGCAGCAAATCAATTTGGAATAGATGCTTCAGTTGCCATAGTTCTTAAAAATAATAAACCATTTATTTTAATAAATCCTAAAATAATAAACTTTTCTCAAATAAAAATTTGTAAAAAAGAAGGTTGTTTAAGTTTTCCAGATGAACAACTTGATGTTTATAGACATATGTGGATTGAAGTTGTATGTTTAAATCATTCTGGATCAATTTTTTTTGGAAGTAGACCAGAAGAAAACAATGATAATTTTTTAGAAAGCTGTGTTGCTCAACATGAAATAGCACACTTAAACGGTTTGACTTTTCATGATTTTCAATGGAATAATTCAATAACACCTAACGATTGGTAAAATGAAAAACCACTATACAAAAGTAAAAAATGCTGTAGATTTTAAAATATATAATGAGCTTGAGAGTTTTGTTTACAACTCTTTAGTTGAAGATGAGTTAACATCTGAAGAAAATTTGCGTTCTTTAATTGTTTCTCAAGTAAAAAGAGAACATGGGAGCCTTATTTATTCAAGTATAGAAATAGAAGATACTATAAAAAATCTAATTATTAGAAAAATTATCAAGGAAGCAATTGGCATAAAGTTGTCCAAGTTTATTTATAGTCAATAGTTAGGGGTATTTATACATGGGCTTTATCCTTTTTAAAGGAGGTATCCCATGCAAACTTATTTCGAAGTTTGGGCAACAGAGCCTAATGGCAAAACAAGAATAAAAATAGCAGAGTACGAAGAAATTTATTGGCAAAGAGCAGAAAAAAAAGCTTTATCATTAGAGTTACAAGGATATACTAAGATAGTTGTTTTTGAAAAAATGAGGACTACAAACAAATAATTTTGGTTTGCATAAGGAGGATACTATGGATATAAATCTCAGTTGCCCAATAAATCAGCTTGGGTATGGCGTTGTTGGTTTAAACATTTTTTTAAATCTACAAAAAAATCACAATGTCGCACTGTGGCCAATTGGACCAGTAGATTGCGAAGAATCAAAACATGATGCCTTAAGAGCATCTATTGAAAAAACAAAAACATTTAATTACACAGCACCAAGTTTAAAAATATGGCATCAATTTGATATGGCATCTCATGTTGGAAACGGCAAAAAGTTTGGTTTAACATTTTTTGAAACTAACAAAATAAAAGAAAATGAAATTCATCATTTAAAATTTTTAGAAAAAGTATTTGTTACATCTTCTTGGGCAAAAGATGTTCTTATAAATTCTGGTTTGGAAAGTTCAAATATAGTAGTTGTAAAGCTTGGAGTGGATAAAATAGTATTTCCAGAATCTAAAATAGATGATAAAAAAACAACCAAAATAGTTTGTGTTGGCAAATGGGAGATAAGAAAGGGCCACGATCTTATTATAGATATTATAGAAAGAACTTTTGATAAAGACGATGATTTCAAGCTTGTAATGTGTTGCTCTAACCCATTTTTATCAGATGAAGAACAAAATCACTGGATTTCTTTTTTTGAAAAAAGTAAGTATTTTGACAAAATAATTGTTTTAAAAGAAAGATTAAAATCTCAAACAGATGTTAACAGATTAATGCATGGTTCTGATGTTGGAATATTCCCATATCGTGCAGAAGCTTGGAATTTAGAACTTTCTGAAATGTTGTCTATGGGTAAACATTGCATTGCTACAAACTATTCTGGCCCAACAGAGTTTGCTAATGATGCTGGTGCAATTTTAATTAATCCAGAAGGCATGGAAAATGCTTATGATGGAAAATGGTTTGATGGTTCAGCAGAATGGGCAAAGCTTGGTAAAAAATATGTAGAGGAATTTTCTTCTGCATTAAGAAGTATTCATGAGCAAAAACAAAAGGGCGATTTAAAAATAAATTCTAAAGGCATAAACTATTTTAATGAAAACACTTGGGAAAAATCTTGTGAAACAATAACAGGTGAATTATGAATTTGACAGTATCATTTTTAATGTGCAAAACAGATGATGGTAAAGAACCTTCAATTATGTTTTTAAAAAACAAAAATGGTAATTATGAATTGCCAAGTTTTCAAATGAAAGATGATGAATATGATGTTGATGAATTTGTTAATACAACATTTAAATCAATTACTGGTGTTCAAGCGATAGACAAAAAAGGTTTTGGCTGGATTAATTTATTTTTATCTGGAACTATAGTGTCAAACAAAAAATACAGTTTTGTTTATATGTGCAAGCTTCCAGATATTATAAATACAGAAGCTTATGAAGCTATTAAAATGAGTTCTATTCTTGAATCAGAAAATTTTGAAGAGAATTATATTTCTCAAGTTATTTACTGTTTTAATAATTTGTATATTAGATAATATGAAAAACATAAAAATAATTTTTGATGTAAACTCAAGTGATATTATAACAACATTTGTATTTCCAGAAATAATAGACAAAGAAGAAAAATCTGTTTTATCTGAAAAAACAGCATCTTTTCTTTCTTCTTTGCAAACTGGAGGTATGATGACATCAATAATACATGGTGTTGTTGAAGGTGGAATTATTTCTGACGATAAGAGTTTATCTGATTTAATAATTAAAAAAATGCTTTCTAATTTTTTAGTTACATCAGATGAAAAGCCATTGGTTCTTCCGAGTGAAGCATTTGTTTTTAAGGAAAAATAATGACAATAGAAGCAAAAATAATTTCAGATTCTGTATCTGTTCATGATAGAAGAATAACTACTATGGTTATTAAATATCCAAGATTCATACATTCTGAGTTTATGACACATAGAATTTTTTCTAGAAATGCCAGTAGTAGTCGAGCTATACCAGTTGATAAAATGATTGATGATATTAAAGAGGATATGGCAAAACCAAGCGTTTGGGCAAAAAACCAAAAGGGAATGTCATCTGGCGAAAAATTAGATCATAACAAAGAAGTCATGTGTAATCATGTTTGGCAAGAAGCAGCAGAGTTTGTTATCAAAAAATGTGCATTATTAAAAGAGCTTGGTGTTCATAAAAGTATAGCCAATAGAATATTAGAGCCATTTTCGCACATAACAACAATTGTTACTTCTACAGAATGGGATAATTTTTTTAAACTTAGAATAAGTCCTGATGCACAACCAGAGATATGTGAATTGGCTACAAAAATGAAAGCCGTATTAGATGAATCAACTCCTAAACTTAAAAACTTTGGTGATTGGCATATTCCATTTGGCGATGCTTATGTAGATGATGGTATACCAATAGAAAAAATGCTTAAAATAAGTGTGGCTCGTTGTGCTAGAGTTAGTTATCTAAATTTTGAAGGTAAAATAGACAATGAAAAAGATTATGATCTTCACGATAGATTAATGAATGAAGGTCATTGGAGTCCTTTTGAACATTGTGCTACTCCTACATCATCTGACATTTATAGTGGCAACTTCTTAGGGTGGCTACAATATAGAAAATTTGCGGATAGAAAGAATGATTAAAAAAATACAATGGTTAAAGTGGGAAGATCCACTTACACCAAATAAAGAAGATATTGATCTTGAAACAAAATCTCATAAAGACAGCTTTAAAGAATTTGATGATTCTGAAGAAAGACATGTTAGATTAGTTGTTGGTCCTTATGGTCTTTTGCCATTAAATGAAAATGCTGTTACAGCAAGACTTTACAAGCTTTGGGTTGGTCATTGTAACTTTGAAATAACCGATACGGTAAAAGAAAAAATAGAATCTGTTGCTGGAGTAGAAGTTTTACGAATATGGACAAGATACAGATTTTGGTTAGGTGTAGCAAATCTTTTTGATGATTCAGATGTTCAAACTAATATAGAAAAACTTTTAACCGAAGAGAAAGAATCGAAGAATAAAAATATTGCACTTAAAGCTTTAATAAAAGTTTTAAAAAATAAATATAAATTTTGGGCAGTTCTTTTAGAAAAGAATGGTGAATTAAAAACTGTTGGCAGTGAAAATATTGAAGATGTAAAAAAAGAAACAGAATTGAATAAAAATTTAAACATATTGGCTTGCAGTTGGAAAAATGATTGATATATTGTATTTATTCATTACTCAAAAGGAGATTTTACTATGTCTGATGTTGTAAAAGGTTTTAATCCTGATCAAGTTGCAAAGTCTGTAGCCATTATTGTTTCTACCTTAAAATGGGTTTCTACCATTATTCCTGGTGATTCAGATGATAAAGTTGTGGCTCAAATTGTTAAAATTGCTGAAGAACCTTGGTTTGTTACAGCTTTGACTTTTTTGATTAATAAGTTTGACGGTGATCTTAGTCAAATAAAAGCAGAAGATTTTATTTTGGCTGCTAGAACTGCCCAAGGCAAAAAATAGTGCTTAAGTTTTTAATTGAATTTATTTCTAATGTTGTAATAGCTATTTTTTTAGCAATTATATTTATATTGTTTTATGTTTCAGACAGTTTAAAAAAACATAAACATAATAAAGAATGTTTTATTGATAAAACCAATAAGTAAATTATAGGAAATTAATATGTTTAAGAAATCATTGTTTTTTTTGTTGATGTTTTGCAATTTTACTTTTGCAGAAAACTTTATAATTCCCGAACAAAAAATTATTGGGGCAGAAGTTCCTATTCCATTAGGTGAGCTTGTAGATTTATCTATAAGCCCAATTCAATCTGCACCAAAATTTTTAATTTCAACCACATATGCATGGAAAGTTTTTGATGGTTATACAGAAAAAAGAATTCGCAATTATGAAAATGGCGTTTTCTTTGGTTCTGGTATACAAGCAAAAAAACTTAAGGTTATTGTTGCAATAACTCACTTGTATATAGTTAAAGACAATGAAAAACTTTTAGAGGCAGCTACTAGAACTAATTTTATTTCAACAGATGTTTTTATTGGTGAACAAGAGCCTGATACTCCACCAGAGCCAGAGGTTGAACCAGAATTTGGAGAATCAAAGTATCAACTTTCTAAATTTATCTATGATAATGTTAAACTTTTAAAAATATCAAAGTCAGATAAAGCAAAACAATCTGCTGCTATTGCAACATCTTTTGATAGTATGGCTGCTGCTATTGCTGCCGGAACAATTGCAACACTTGAAGACATACTTAAAAAGACAGCAGAATCAAATAAATTAGCATTAACAAAATCTGGTGGAGATAGAACAAAATGGGAACCAGTGTTTACAGAAATACAAGAAAAACTTTTTGACTTATATAAAACAAATAAAATGCAAACTAAAGAAGACTTTGCTGCTGCGTGGAGAGAAATATCCTCTGGACTTAAATTAGTAAAATAGGTGAAAAATGTCTGAATTATCAAAGATTAATGGTTGGGCAGGAAAAAACAATCCTTCGCTTGTTGAAAGCGAGTTTAATTTAATTAAAGATGATGGATCATTTAGAGATTTTAATGTTTATGGCAAAAGCCAAGACACTAAAGGCAAAAAAATGATGTTATATGATGTTGTTCGAAAAGTTCTTGGTAAGGATACTGAGAACTACGAGCAACAAATTGGAGATTGCGTAAGTTTTGGTGCTAAAAATGCTGTTGAATATTTAATGGCTACTGAAAAACTTATGAAGGGCGATCACGAAAAATTTGAACCTGTCTTTCCTCCATATCTTTATGGAATAGGAAGAGTTTTTGTTGGTCGTGGACAATTAAATGGTGAAGATGGATCTCTTGGTAGTTGGATGGCAGATGCTGTTATTAAATATGGTGTTTTGCGTAGTGGTTTTGATGGTGTTCCTAAGTATGCTGGAAGCGTAGCTAAAAAATGGGGCGATACACCAGGACCAGATAAGAAGTTTATTGAAGAAGGAACTAAACACCCAGTAAAATCTGCTGCTAAAATTAAAAGTTGGGATCAATTAGTTGAAGCTATTGTTAATGGATATCCTTGCACCACTGCTAGTGATGTGGGATATGAAATGGAAGCAGAATCTGATGGATTTCATAGTCAGACAGATAATTGGGGCCATCAAATGTGCTTTATAGGTGTTGATGATAGGGCTAAAGACCCATATGCAATCATAGTTAATAGTTGGGGCGATGCTCATGGTCACCTTAAAGACTTTGATACTGGAGATAATCTACCCATAGGTGTTCTTAGAGTTAGAAAGAAAGATGCTGAAAAGCACATTAGGGCTGGTGAAACCTTTGCGTATAGCAATTTTGATGGTTTTCCAGAACAATTAATAGATAAAAAACTATTTATGCTTATTTAGAAAGGTTTAATATGATAGATAAATCTGAAGGTTTACAATATGGAAAACCAGACAAAAACGATCCAAGAAAAACTCCAGCAAAACCAGATGAACAAAAAAAAGGTTCTAAAAATAATCCAAAAGACTCTGCTAATAAACCAAATAAAGATATAGAACTATCAAAAGAAACTGAAGATAAAATTAAAGTTTTAATGCAAGAACATAATGCTAAAGATCCAGAGTTTAAAGCAAATATGGGTCAATTAAAATCTGTTTTTAGAAGAGGTGCTGGAGCATTTTCTACTAGTCATGCACCAAAAATGAATAGATCAGGTTGGGGTTTGGCTAGAGTAAGAGCTTTTTTATATTTACTTCGCAATAAAAGACCATCAAATCCAAATTATAAACAAGACAATGATTTATTGCCAAAAGATCATCCAAAAAGCACAAAAAAATCTTCAGCATCTTATCTGTATGAAGAAATTGATTATTCTGAATTTTTAAATTCTATCAAAGATATAATAGTTAAAAGTAAAGAAAGAAGTAAGGCTTTTTCAGATATTGAAAAATATTTTACTAAATCTTCTGAAGGTTATGATGCACCAGAATCTGCCAGAAATAACGCAAGGAAAGTTTTGCAATGGAAAGACAAATATGGAAAAGAATGCAAAGGAATGACTGCTGTTGGTTGGGCAAGAGCCAGAGATTTGGCTGGAAATGCTATGCTGTCTGCTGACACAGTGAAAAGAATGGCTCAATTTAATAGGCATGGTTCTAATTATGAAAAAGCAAAATCTAAACCAGAATATAAAACTAAACCTTGGACTATTCCAGCAGTAGTTGCATGGTTAGGTTGGGGTGGAACATCTGGTATTGAATGGGCAATCAGAACAAGTCAATCTATTATCAAAAACAAAAAGTAAATCATGTTAAATCTAGTGCTTTTTTTATTGTTTAATCAAACTATAAGCAAAGAGCAATTTGTATTAATAGAAAAAGACCCTATTTCATTTTCTAAATTAATAGAAGAAATTAAAAAAACAGCAAAACAAGAGAATTGTTTAACCTGATGGAGAAAAAAATAATGCGGTCGCATAAAAAAATAGAATTAATTTTACAAAAATCAGAAACAATAAAACACTATGATGCTATTGGAATTATAACCATTATTATGTTGGTTGGATTTATAGTTGATGGAATTAGCATACTTAAATTTTGCACTTCTAAAAAAGGTGTTGCTTTAATAATTAAAAATGGCGGTCCTTTAGTAAGAATGTTTATAAGAAGAAATTTATACAACAAAATAATTAAAGCAAATGTTTCAGCAGAACACGCTAAGATTATATCTGATACAATAGTTGAATTAATGCAATCTTTGTCTGTTGATGAAATAGTATCACTTTTGGATATGGTTTATAATGAAAATAGTTAAAGCCACATATGGTCCAAAAGATGTAACAGAGCATATTAAAAATTCTTTTAAAAATGAAAAATTAAATCTTTTTGTTTCTAATTCAATATTTGGTGATACGAATCATGGTGTATTAAAAAAATTAACTATTGAATTTGATGATGGTTCTATATTAAAAACTAACGAAAATGAATTTTTAATTTATCCAGAAATATTAAGCGAAAGAATTGGAATTTTTTACACAAACAATAATGATCAAAGAAAAGAAAAAGCACTCCATGCTAGTTTAGTAAGTTTAAAAATTGCATCAAAAGAAATGAATAATATAGTTACATGTGTGTGGAACAGAATATCAGAAAATCCTTTTTTTGAAATAATTTCTCAAGTTAAAAATGGCAATCATTTAAATCAAGTTTTGCAAATTTTACAATTGCTTTATTTTATTAGAAAAAATGCAAAAAATGTAAAATATGTAAGTTTTTTAGAACATGATTGTCTTTATCCAGAAGATTATTTTGAATATGATGACTTTGAATGCGACTCTATATCAAACACTAATTATATAGGATTATGTTCTTCTGGTTGGCAACCTAATCATGGTGCAGTAAGACCAACATCTCAGGTAACTATGAAATTCGATAGTGCTATTAAACATTTTGAAAACATATTTCCAAATGCATTATTGGAAAATAGTGGCAGTTTAGAGCCTTGGTATTCAAAAGAAGCTTCTTTTACACCATTAAGCTGGAAAAACAAAGATTGGTTTTGTAAAAATCCATCGGTTCACATAAATCACGGCTATGCATTCACATCGCATTTTGAAACTTTTCAAAAGGTTTTTTCTGAATCAAATGAATACTGGGGTGATTATTCAGAATATGCTTATCTTTTTTCTTAATTTTTCTACAAAAAACATTTGATTAAAAGTCACAAAATAGTCTTGCCACAATAAAAAAAATAAGTAAGATTTTGATCTGTCTTACCTACAATTATGGGTGTATTTATTTCCGCTGGTAATCGCCAGTATTACATTCCTTTAGAGTTCCGCTTATCCTTGCGATAGCAGGGCAGATGGAGTTTTTTCATGTCTATTAAAGAATTGCAAAAATATACGGCTGTTTCCAAATACGCTAGATGGATTAAATCTGAAAAAAGAAGGGAAACTTGGGATGAAAGCGTACAAAGAATAAAAGATATGATGATAGAAGTTCATCCATCCTTGCGTAAAGATATTGAAGAACATTACGAAATGATTAGGGATCAAAAAATATTGGGTTCACAAAGAGCATTACAATTTGGCGGTAAGCCGATCATTAAGCATAACGCAAGAATATTTAATTGTTCTGCCAGTTATTGCGACAGATTACGATTTTTCCAAGAATGTTTTTACTTATTGCTTTGCGGTTCTGGAACTGGATTTAGTGTACAAAAACATCATGTTGAGTTGTTGCCAAAGTTTTCATCCACTAGATTAAATCCAGAAACATGTTGTTATGAACATCACATATATAGGGTTGAAGATTCAATTGAGGGTTGGGCAAATGCTCTTGGGGTTCTTCTTTCTTCATATTTTGAAACTCCAATAAAAGAGTTTGAAAGATACAAAGATATTGCAGTTGGTTTTAGTTATGAAGACATAAGGGAAAAAGGTGCTCCTTTAAGTTGTGGTATAGGCAATGCTCCAGGTTATCAACCACTAGAAAAAGCCTTAGAAAAAACTAGAGAATTGCTTGATAGATGTATTGCAAATGGGCAGACACAATTAAGAACAATAGATGCATTTGATATAGTTATGTTTGCTGCTGATGCTGTTATATCTGGCGGTGTTCGTAGATCTGCAACTATCGCTCTATTTTCTGCTGATGATGAATTAATGATCAACGCAAAGACTGGCGATTGGTATTTTACTAATCCTCAAAGGGCTAGGGCAAATATATCTGCGTTACTTCACAGAAAAGACACTCCCAAAGAAGTGTTTGAAAATCTTTTTAAGGCCACTAAAGAATTTGGTGAACCAGGATTTTTCTTTGCTGATTATTATGACACTCTGTGCAATCCATGTTGTGAGATTTCATGGATAACAAAACATTTTTATAAAAAAGATGATCCAAAATTAGCCAAAGCTTTGTCACTATACGAAGGACCAATAACAACAAAAGAGTCATGCAAAGACGATATGCCAGAAGATGAAGTTGGTCTTTCTGGTTGGGGATTTTGCAATTTGTCAACAATTAATGGAAAAACAGTTACATCAGAACAAGACTTCTATGAAAGGTGTGCTGCTGCTGCCTTTATTGGTACATTACAAGCATCTTTTACCAATTTCCCATACTTGGGTCATGTTACAGAACTTATTGCTCGTAAAGAGGCATTATTGGGCGTTTCAATCAATGGTATGCAACATCACCCTAAAATACTGTTAAACCCAACAATTCAACAAAATGGGGCTAAAATAGTTAAAGACACAAATAAAAAATATGCAGAACTTCTAAACATAAGTCCTGCTGCAAGAACGACTTGCGTAAAACCAGAGGGTAATTCTGCTGCTTTGCTAGGTTCAGCTTCTGGTATTCATCCAGATCATTCTAAAAGGTATTTTCGTATTGTGCAAGCTAATCAGATGGAATCTCCATATCAGCACTTTAAAAGCATTAACCCTCAAGCGTGTGAAGAATCAGTATGGTCATCAAATAAAACAGATGATTGCATAAGGTTTTGTGTACAAAGTCAAGATGGAACAGTACTTAAGGAAGACATAGATGCTATATCTATGCTTGATGATGTTTTATCAACCTATAAAAATTGGGTTGTTGCTGGAAAAAATGAACATCTTTGTGTTAGAAAAGAGTTAAACCACAATGTATCTAATACAATACATGTAAAAGATAATGAGTGGGATAAGGTAAAAGAGTACATTTATAATCATCGTGCAGAACTTGCTGGAATATCTCTTATAGCTTCAACTGGAGATAAAGATTATAACCAAGCTCCATTTACGGCAGTTTATTCAATTGAAGAGCAAATAACCAATTGGGGTTTTGAAGCTACGGCTAAGGCTTATGAAACTTACCCAAAATTTTCTGAATATAATTTTAATTCTTTATGGGATGCATGTTCATGTGTTCTTGGCTATTTTGAACCAAAAGACGATAAGCAAAAATCTTGGAAAACTATGGTGCAAAAATATGCAGATGAGCATTTTTCTTCTGATGTTAAATACGCTACTTATGCACTTAAAGATGCTTATAATTTAGATTTGTGGAACAAATTAATAAACAATTATTCTGATGTTAATTATTTAAATGCTTTTGAAAATAGTGCTACAATAAACATTCAAGGAGAACTTGCTTGTGCTGGTGGAGCCTGTTTAATATAATGTCAAAAAGAATTGCAAAGATTTCAAAAACTAAAAAAGCAAAATTGGTGAAAAAAAATGCCGAAAAAAGGAAAAGTAAAAGGCATAGGTTCCCCTTTTAATCTTAGTTTTTCAAGTTGTTCAAACAACAGCCCAAAGCTTTTTGATTGGTCTAATGAAGATTCAGATTTTTCTGTTTTCATGGATTATTCAATTCTTGATTGTTACAAATATCCAAAAGTTAAAAATGTTCCTAGATTTGGATGGTTATGTGAATCTATAACAATATTTCAAAATCTGTATGATAAAATAAAATATGATTACAAAAAAATATTCAACGATATAGATTACATATTTACTTCTGATGAATACTTGCTTTCTTTAGATTCAAGATTTAAATTTTGTTATTCATGCAGCAATATTCCTTGGTCAAAAAAAGAAAATTGGAACATTTATAAAAAAACAAAAATGTGTTCGATGATATGTTCAAATAAGTTGAGTTGTAATTTTCATGCTATTAGACAAAACATAGCAAAAAATAATATTGAAAAATTTGATTTGTTTGGCGGTTTTTTAAATTCACCTTACACTGGTGAAAAATATGATGGTTTCTATAAAAAAGATAATGCACTAAAAGACTATATGTTTACAGTTGTTGTTCAAAATAATAATCAACCTTATTTTTTTGCTGAAATGCTAACAGATTGTTTTTCATTTGGAACAATACCAATTTATTTGGGTAATCCTAAAATAGACTTGTTTTTTGATTCAAATGGAATAATATCTATAGGTTCAGAGGAAGAATTTAATAAAATTGTTCTTAGCGAAGAATTATATTGGTTTAAATTTGATGGTGTAAAAAATAATTTTGAAAAATTGCAAACAATGGAAATGAGTGATGATTATCTTTATCAGCAATGTTTAAAACTTATGGAGGTTTAATATGTCTCTATTTAATATTGGTGATATAGTTGCTTTAAAATCTGGTGGAATGCCAATGACTGTTGTGGCTTTTGGCGAAGAAACAAAAGAAGTTTTAGTTGTTTATTTTGATTTAGATGCTAATGTTATGCGAGATGGTTTTCCAGCAGAATCATTAGAGTTTACAGAAAATAGATGGAAAATGAAGTATTGTGTTGATATAAACGAAGAAGATTATACAGATGATGAGGAATTTTAATGCCATACTATGAATTTTCCTGTGAGTCATGCGAATACAATTTTGAACTTAAACTTTCTTTTTCTGAAAGTCATCCTAAAAATTGTCCAAAATGTAAAAAAGGAAAAGTAAATCAAGTTTATGATGGAAATACTATTGTCTGCATGAAAGGTGGTAATACAATAGGGCAAGTAGGCGAAGCCAATTACAAGAAAGCTGGTGGTAAAATTAAAGAGCATATGGCCAAAAAACAAGAATTAGAAGATTCAAAATTGCCTTGGTGGAGATCTGGAAAAGTTAATGGTTTAGGAAAAAAGGATAAACCTTTAAATTTATCTAAAATTAAAAATGTTAAAAACTACATAGAAACAGGAGAAGAATAATGGGTTTAATTCCAAATGCTGGAGAAGATTCGCCACACACAGCAATAGTTAGAATAAATTGGGAAGTTTTTCCAGTAAGTTCTGATGGTACATATGGATCAAATCAACCAGTTGATATTGGTTTGGTTTTACTTAGAGCAGACGGTATATCATTTCAAGAAGCTAAAAACAAATTAGAAGCTTTTTTGTCTAAAGCTATTGATGACAAAAACTTTGGGCACATTTGGAAAAGAGGACAGTCAATATGAAAATTGAAGATCACGGAAATTTTATTATAAGTTGTAGCAATTGTAATAAACCGCTTGTTGATTTGTTTATAACAAATATGGATGCAGACATTCACTGGAAGTGTGTTGCCGAATGCTGTTATTGTGGAGATAAGAGTTTTGTTAAAGATATTAAAGGAATTTTCAGACCTGGTGGATGCGTTACAGTAGACAGAGAAAATCCAGATCATTTTACACAAGATACTCTTTTAACAGACATTGTTACTGAAGATAATAAAGTTATATTCAAAACACAGAAAGGAAAAATATAATGTTTTCTGTAATTGGATTTGATAAAAATGGAAAAGAATGCGATCATGAAAACTTCCTGTCTCTTGCTAAAAAAAGCACTGATACAGATTTGAATAGTGAAAAATTTTGGGTTAAAGTTTGTACCAACGGAATAGAGTCTGGAAAACTTTTTGATCCATCTTCAAGTTTGTTAGAAGACCTAAAGCGTTTTGATAATCATACAGATAAACATAGGTACTCATACAAAAGCGTAAATAAGGAATGTTTTAACTTTTACATTTCTTATTTATCAACCAACAATTCTTCATTTTTAAAAAATGCCGAAAGGAATATATCATGACCAAAAAATCTAAAAATAGCCCTTTAAATGAAGTTGAAATATATTTTATTGAAGGTAACTGTTCATCTATGTCTTTAGGTGATATTGCAGAAAAATTAAGTAGAGATGTTGAATTTATTAAAGATATTTATGATAAGGCTAGAGTAAAAAAATCTTTAACATTTCAAACAAAACTTGGAAGCGTGGCTATGACAGCAGCACAATCTAGCAAAGGCGATGATATTGTTAGATCAAGTGAGAATGCTGCTTATATGAAAAAATTTAAAGACAGTATTCATAAAATATGATTTGTAAAACATACGACAAAGAATATTTTGAAGATAAGACTTGTTGGGCAGTAGAGTTGTCCAATGGTGAAACCGTTTATCAAAACGATGGCTTTGATCAAACTGTTGAGTTTTCTGCTTGGGTTAGACTTAAAGAGTATTTGCACGAAAACAATTTGAAAATAGAAAAAATGTATGTGAGATTTAGATCGAATATTTTTTATCCTTTGGAAGATTATTGCGAAGGATACTTTTTCTCTATGGGCATCATTGGCATGATGTCTTCTACAGAAAATATAAATTTTTATATATTGGGTTCGATTAAGAAAGATGTTGTTAAGATAAAAAAGATAAAAGTTCCAGAACTAATAGTTTTTGATGAAGAAGAAAGAAACATTTCTGATTGTACTGAGCAACAAGTAATTTTAAATACGAAAGAAAATTATGGCAAAGGAAAGATCTTCAAACAGTAGATATGAATCTAGGCATGGTGGTGGTTGGATAACTCCAGCACAATTTTTGGCTGAGTTAATGTGTGAGCGTTTTGCCAAACAAAATCGTCAAGACATACCTCCAAAATTTTGGGATAAACAACCTTGGAAAAAAGAGTTTTTTAAACAGCTTTCTTTAGCAAATAAGCTTTTAGAAAAATATGATCCAGCATTAGTTTCTAAGGCTTTAAGATCACAAGAAGGTAAAAAAATATTTTCTTTAGGTGCTCCTTGGCTAATAAAACTTATAGAGTTTGAAGAATACAAGTTTAAGGAAGTAGACGAGAAGAAGGTTGAACAGGTAGAATCTCTTCCAGTTAAAATCTCTTTTGTTTCAAAGAAGTCAACACTAAGTAAGTTAAAGGATATTGAAAATGAGTGATGAAGTAGAAAAAATAATTAAAGAAGTATCAAAACAATATGGTGCTGGTATTGCAATAAATGCAAGCGATTTGTTAGATGAAGAAAAGCATGTTATACCGCTTTCACCATCTTTAAATCTTGGTCTGCATGGCGGTATACCAGAAGGTTCTTGGGTCACATGTTCTGGTCATCCTAAAAGCGGAAAAGAACAACCTATATCTGCTCTCGTTTACACACCAAACGGCCCTAAACCAATTGGTGAGTTAATGTTAGGCGAGCATGTATGTACACATGATGGCAATTCGGCAGAAATTCTTGCTATTTATCCACAAGGTATTAAAGATGTTTATCGAATAAGTTTTTCAGATGGAACATTTGCAGAGTGTGGATTGGATCATCTTTGGTCAATCAAAACAAAAGACCATAAAGATTTTGTTGTTAGACAACTTAAAGATTTTATTAATGACATTTATTACAAGTCTGGAAAAGTGGCAAAATACTCTATACCAATTTCTACTCCCGCAATGTTTAATGAAACAACCAAAGAAATTTCTCCATACATCATGGGTATTTTTCTTGGTGCTGGAATATTTGGTAAAAATTCAACATATGTAACTCTTGAAAAAGATTTAGATATTATGAATGAAATGTCTGATAGCGATAAAAAATATATAGTTTATGACAATCAATTCAAAAAAATCTCTGTTAAAAATTCCAATCCTTTTATAAAGCTTGGGCTTTTTAACATTGCAAACAACCAAAAGTTTATTCCCCCAAAATATTTGTTTGATGGCGTTTATAATCGAACAAGATTAATAACTGGCATTTTAAAAGTTGCTGGATATTTAACTAAAGATAAAAGCTTAACCATTACAGTATCAAGTCAAAGACTTGCAGAAGACATTGTTACATTGGTACAATCTTTAGGTGGAATAGGCAATTATTCTGTCCACAAGAACAAAGACTCAAAAAGATATGTCTGCATATTAAAACTTAACATTTTACAAAAAAGAAAAAATAAATTTGAAAGAAAAATAATATCTGTAAAAAAAGTAAGAAAAGAAGAGTGTGTTTGTATTACTATAAATACAAAAGATGGCTTGTATTTAACCAACAACTTTATAGTTACACACAACACCTTAACCTCACTTTCTTTTGCTGCACAATGTCAAAAACCTGAGAATGGTGGTAGACATGTGTATTATCTGAACATTGAAGGTCGATTAAAGCCTATGAATCTAAGGGGCATAGCTGGCTTAAATTTAGACAAGATGACAATCTATAGGTCTACTCAAGATAAGATTCTTTCCGCAAAGGACTACCTAAATTTGGCCTTTAAAGCTATTAATACCCACCCAGGAAGTTTGATCATCATAGATAGTGTTTCTGCCTTATGTGATGAAAAAGAGATGGATGAGGGTATTGGGTATGAAAATAGAGGGGCTGGCAATAAGCTTTTTGCTGGTTTTTGCAGACAAGCAGCCAATATAGTGCCAGTACAAAACTGTATTGTTTGGGCGATTATGCATTTAACCCAATCTCAGGGCATGTATGGTGGTTATACAGAAAAAGGTTCTAGAACATTACAGTATCAAGCAGATGTTCAAATGAGAGTTAAATTTGATAAAGCTTGGAATGTTGGCATAGAGGGTAAAGAAAAACAAATTGGACAACAGGTTCATTGGTTAATTGAATCTTGTGCTTTAGGCTCACCAGGAATGGAAATTGATAGCTATATTCGTTACGGTATTGGTATTGATAATACATATGAAGCTATAAATCTTGGTTGTCAGCTTGGTCTTATAGCTAAAGCTGGTGCTTGGATGACACTTGATTTTATGCAAAGACATTTAAAATTGTTAGATTCAAAAGAATGGGATGATGCAACAATAAGAAAAGTTAAAACTCAAGGTACAGAAAAGCTTTATAGACTATTACTTGAAAATCCTTTATGGGTAAAAGTTCTTGAGCAAGAAATAAAAGGTCTTTTATCATGAAAATAAAAGGTTTAGATGGAAGAATGCATTCTTGGTCATTTTATGGTCAAATGCCAGATATAAGTGATGAAAGAAAAAGATCGGAGTTACACATAAGAACTAGGGCATTGCTTAAATCTTTATATCCAGTAGATAGAATACTTGAAGAAGTTCATTTGCCAGGATCTGGAAATTTGTACGCAGATTTTTGGTTGCCTTTAAGAAATAAAATGATAGAAGTTCATGGGGAACAGCATTATAAATTTGTTCCATTCTTTCATGGAACACAGCTAAACTTTTTGGCATCAAAGGCGAATGACAATAAGAAGAGAGAATGGTGTTTAATCAACGGAATAGTTCTTGTGGAGTTACCATTTAATGAATCAACCGAGCAGTGGCAATCAAGAATTGAGCTTGACTGAAGAACAAAAGATTGATCTTGCTTTAGAAAAATATGAATTGACCATTGGCTTAACACCAATTCCTTCTGATAAAGAATTCACATGCATAAAGTACCTATACTTATCGCAGGATGATTTATCAAAAATGAGCAGCGAACAATGCTCAGAGTCATGTGTTTTACTTAATAGCTTTTCTTTTCACATAAGTAGAGTTATAAACAAAGAAAAAACAAAACTAAGATGGTGCAATGAAAAGATTTTAAGTGTTATAGCGAACAATCTTTCAGACTACAGATATTTTTCAGCAGAAGAAAGAATGGCTTTGTGCATAAAAGACAATGATTATGCAAAAAAAATAAAAAAACTTTCTACTTTAATACAAGCAAGAATAGATAGAATTGAATATTTACCGATTAGACTTGAAAAAGTTGCTGAATCTTTGTCAAATTTAGCTTATTCAAAAAGGAGAAATAATGAATCTCGTTAATATGTTAAAAACGGCAGTTGGAAAAAAGGATTGGGCATTAGTGTCAAAAGCGTTGGATATTTTAGCTGGCGATGAAGAATTTGTTGTTCTAACACATCAACCATCAACTCCAGCTAAACAAGTTAATTTTTCATCCAACAAAGCCTCTGTCAGTAGTAAATCTTTAGTTCCACCAACAGCCAATAAGTTTGTTGATGATTTAACACTTGAATCGGGCTTCATAGAAAAGAATCAAAAGCCTTCTAACAAAAGCTATAGACAACCATTTAAAGAAGGTGATCATTTTTGTGAGGTAAAATGTTCTAGGTGTGGATGCGGTATGAAGGTAACAAAAGAAGAACACAAGTTTAGAACAATTGATTCTGAGTCAGCACCATTTACATGCATTAAGTGCATTAGAAATTCGAGTAGATAATGAACGATGTTGCATCTGAAAGAGTTATATTGGCTGCTCTTTTTCAAAAGGGTTATGATTGCTATATTGAAATTTGCGATATTGTTGATGAGAACAGTTTCAGTTCTGATGAAACATCTGCGATATATAAATGCTTGGTAAAAATAGTAAATGAAAAAGATTCAAAAGCCGATATACCATCAATTATAGCTGTAGCAAATTCTTTAAAAATACAGCAGTTTTTTCAAAAAGATGATCAAGCTAAGTATCTTAGATCTTTAACGCTATTGCCAGTTGAAATAGTTAATGCTAAAAAAGCAGCAGCAAAATTAAAAAAGATGCAAATTGCTAAGACTTTAGCGTACAACTTATCTAATTGTGCAACTGAATTGTTGAGTATGACAGGAGATGAGCCTATTTCACAAATAGTTTCTCTTGCAGAAGCAACTGTATTAGATCAAACTTTTAAAATTTCAAACGCAGAAGACCCAAGCCCAAAAGAAATATCTGAAGGTTTAGATGATTATGTAAAATTTCTAGAAGATAATCCAATATCTCAACTTGGTATTTCATCAGGCTTTAAAGTTTACGATAGGGCTATTGGGGGCGGTCTTAGGCCAGGAACAGTTAATTTGATTGGTGCAAGAATGAAAACAGGCAAATCATTTTTTGCAGACAATGTTGCAATGAATGTTGCTAAACAAGGCATACCTGTCTTAATGTTTGATACTGAAATGACAGCGAAAGATCATTGGCATAGACTATTGGCTTGTATTGGAAATATTAAAATTGAAGAAATTGAAAATGGATCTTTTTCAAAAGATTCTTCAAAAAAGAAAAGGGTTTATGATGCTTCAAAAGCATTGAAAGATATGCCATTCAAGTATAAGTCTATTGCTGGAAAAAGCTTTGATGAAGTTTTAAGCCTTGCCAGAAGATGGGTTATAAAAGATGTTGGACTAGATGATTTTGGTAAAGCAAAACCATGTTTAATAGTTCTAGATTATATAAAACTAATGGATGATGGAACAATATCAAAAAATATTGCTGAATATCAAGCTTTAGGTTTTTTAATGACAAGCCTTCACAATTTTATGGTTCAGTATGGCGTTGCTTGTTTAGCCTTCACTCAATTAAATAGAGATGGTATAACAAGAGAAGACACAGATGTTGCGTCAGGCTCCGATAGAATTTTGTGGTTGTGTAGTAATTTTTCAATCTATAAGCGTAAAACAGAAGAGGAAATGGCAGATGAAAGCGTTTCAGACAATAATATCTCATACAACTTAAAACTCATACCAGTTGTTGCAAGACATGGTAAAGGTATTGATGCTGGTGATTACATCAACATATCTGGTAACTATGAGTACGGCAGAATAACAGAAGGTCCAACTAGGAATGAATTTTACAAACTTAGATCAACAAGAATTAATAATGGCTTTCAAATAGAGGAATTACCAGATGAAATCTCAGGAACAAATTGATTTTAAATTAGCAAATAAAATAATTTCAAAAAATATAGATGTTGTTTTAAACCACTTCAATATTGAATTAAATTATACGGATGCCTATCTTTCTGGCCCATGCCCAATACATGGTGGAGATAATAAAACTGCGTTTAATATTTTTACATCTGGTAATACGCATGTTGGAAACTGGATATGTTACACGCATCATTGTGAAAAAAACTTTATTAATAACAGCATTGGTTTTATTAGAGGTTTAATAAGCCATAGTAAATATAACTGGTCAAAAGCTGGAGATAAAATAGCATCATTTGCAGAAACATTGTACTTAATAAAAAGTCTGTATGATTTTTCAATTGATGATAAATTATCTACAAATAAAACTAAAAACATATTAGAGTCTTCGGCATTTACAAAGACCACAAAAGAAAAACAAGATAAGTGGAGTAAGACTTCTGTAAGATCAAGCTTATCAATACCATCTAAATATTATCTTTCTAGGGGTTATACTGAAGAATGTTTAAATAATTATGACATAGGAGAATCTAATTCTTCTGTTGGGATATTTAAAGATAGGGTAGTTGTTCCAGTGTATGACACAGATGGAAAGTTTATAGTCGGTTTCACAGGAAGAACAAAGTATAAAAAGTGTGAGGCATGTAAACACTATCATGAACAAGAAGCTAGTTGCAATGGTTATGTTCATATGTCTAAGTGGTGTCACAACAAAGGATTTTCTAAAAAAGACTATTTATACAATTATAATTTTGCAATTGAATCCATTAAAAAAACTGGCGTTGCCATACTGGTAGAAGGACCAGGAGATGTTTGGAGAATTTCTGAATCTGGAATTAAAAATTCATTAGCTGTATTTGGATCATCTTTAACAGATGCACAACAGATTTTATTAGAGTCATCTGGAGCTTTGTACTTAATTTTGTTATTTGACTCAGATGAGGCTGGTTTAAAAGCTGGCAATAATATAGAATCTTCTCTTGGCAGAATGTTCAAAATAATTAAGCCAAAATTACCTAATGGGTTTAAAGATATTGGTGAGATGAGTGTGGATGATGTTAAAAGTTTTTTACTCCCTATTATGGAAAAGCTGTGATACAAAAAATAATTGGGTTTTCTGGAAAAAAGGGTTCTGGCAAAGATACTATTGCTGGATTTCTTTCATTTAATTCTGTTGCTCTTTTTGGTTGTAGATCAGCTATTTATTCTTTTGCACAACCAATGAAAAAAATAGCTATTGATTTTTTTGGCTTAAGGCACAAACAAGTCTTTGGATCATTTGAAGATAAAAAAACTTTGACAAACTATTCATGGGAAGACCTGCCACATTACGAAGAAATTAAAATTGGAAAAGAAGTAGTTCCAACAGGCAAAATGACAGCTAGAGAATTTTTGCAGGAATTTGGAACTGGTATAGCCAGAAGAATGTGCAAAGACATACATATAAATGCTTGTTTTAACGAAATAAGAAATGGTCATTGTCCATTGAATTTTATTACCGATGCAAGATTTGAAAATGAAATAGATAGCATTAAAGCAAAAGGTGGAATTGTTATAAGATTAACAAAAAGCACTGAAGATGATTACCATATAAGCGAAAATGAATTGGATAATAGTGAAAAATTTGATATTGTTTTAGACAATCAAAAAATGACAAAAGAAGAACAAAAAGTAGAAATTTTAAAAATTCTTAAGAAATTAGATTGGATAAAGAGTGATTATAACTTACTTAAGGTCTAGTTCTGTATCATCATACTCTTGGTGTCAGCACAAGTATTGGTTGACCTATAATCTTGGCTTTAAAGATGACTCCAATAAAAAGGCAGAAAAGGGTAATGTCGTACATAAAGGTTTAGAATTGTTGGCAAATAAAAAGCTTTGCCTACAAAATGGAACAATTTCATTTTCTGATTCTGAATTAGGCATGGAATTTATAACATCAGAAATGTCACCAGAAACAGCAATATTGGCTGGCTTCAATCATTATAAAAACAAAAGCACACATGAGTGGACAGATGTTGATTTTAAAGAATGCACTAAATGGTTGTGGGATGTTCTATTATTTAATAATGGCATGTTTTCACCATTAACCAGAAATATTGTTATGCCAGAACAGTATTTTGATATTGAAATTGATAAGCCTTGGGCAAATTATGATTATTTTCTTCCAGATGGGCAAATAATTTCTGGAAAGTTGCGAATAAAAGGAACTATGGACTTAATAACAAGGGTTGATTCAAAAACAGTAGAGTATGTTGATTGGAAAACAGGAGAAAGAAAAAATTGGTCAACAGGAAAAGAGAAGGGTTATGATGATTTGTACAATGATTTTCAGCTTAGATTGTACCATTATGCTTTAAATGAATTGTACCCAAATGAAAATATGATAATTATGACAATATTTTTTGTTAAAGCTGGTGGACCATTTTCTTTATGTTTTCAAAAAGAAGACATAAAAACAACTGAAGAAATGATAAAAAAAGAATTTGAAAAAATTAAGAATTGCAATAGACCATCAAGAATAATAGACTATGGAAAAGATAAATGGAAATGCATTAGACTTTGCAGTTTCTATAAAGAAAAACATAAGGATTCTGAAAATGAATCGATATGTGATCATATGCATCAAGAGTTAATACAACTTGGTATTAATAATGCGTATGTTAAACACGCCAAAAAAGATACCGTAAAATCTTATGGCGATGGTGGTGGTCAATCTAATAGGGAGAATCAAAATGGCTGATTGGAGATGGGAAGATATTGTTTTTACCAACAAAAAAGAAGAAGTTGGAACAACACCAACTGTTAAACCAGAAATTGTTGAATATCAGCCTAAGTACAATGGCGAAAAAGTTCTTGTCATTAAAACTGATTTATTAAAAGATGATTCGTTTCAAGGATTCATTACTGGAATTGAAGCAAAAAATTTACGAGATAAAATTCTTTCGACAGACAATATGTTTTATATTGATCGTGATATTGCAGAAAACGATAAATCTTATAAACAAGTTATACCATACTGTTTGATCAATCGTGGAGATTCAACATTTTGTTATCAAAGGTCTAAAAAAGGATCTGAGAACAGATTGCATGATTTATGGTCATTGGGTGTTGGTGGGCATATTAATCCATGCGATGGATTAGATGCAGAAACTATTACTAATGCATGTAAAAGAGAAGTTGAAGAAGAAGTAGAGTTTTCAAATTTGAAAAATGCACACTTTGTAGGATTGATAAACGATGATTCAAATGATGTAAGCTCTGTTCATTTTGGAGTTGTTTATAGTGTTAATCTTCAAGATCATTCAGCTTTTAAAGTTAAAGAAGAAGCATTGACAGAAGGTTCTTTTGTTAAAAAAGAAATTGTTAAAGTTGAAGAAAAGAACTGGGAAAATTGGTCTAGTTTAATTGTAAAAGAATATTTAAGAAAGTAAAATTTTTAGGAACAGCACATGAATAATTGGACAGCACTACATTGTCATTCTCATTACAGTCTTTTAGATGGTTTAACAAAGCCAGAATCTATGGCAAAAAGAGCCAAAAGCCTTGGACACAAGTCTATAGCTCTTACTGATCATGGAACTATTTCTGGCTCTATTTCTTTTAATAAGGCATGTGTTGCAGAAGAAATAAAACCAATAATAGGATGCGAGTTTTACATATGTAATCAAAGTGCTTTAATTCATGATAAAACTAATTCTAAAAATTCTCATTTGTGCGTTCTTGCTAAAAATATTTCTGGCTGGTCTGAGCTTATAAAGCTATCATCTTTATCAAATAATAAAGATTATTTTTATTATAAGCCTAGACTAAGCTTGGAAGATTTTGCACCATACTCAAAAAACCTAATAGCATTCTCTGGACACCCAGGAACCCAATTGGCTAGATGCATTTTTCCAGATGAAGCATATAAATGTTCTAGTCCAGAAGAAGCAAGAGCTTTAATTAAAGATGATTGGTTTGAAGAGTCTAAAAAGCTATGTTCTAAACACCAAGATATTTTTGGCAAAGAGAACTTTTTTATTGAAATACAACTTTTTGATAAAGACAATCTACACTGTTCTGTAGTTCTTGCTGAATGTCTTAGAAAACTATCTAAAGAAACAGGTATTAAGGCAATAGCTACTCCTGATGCTCATTACGCTAAACAAGAGGATGCTTCTGATCAAAGAATAATCTTGTGTGCATCTATGGAAACAACTCTTTCTAAAGTAAGGTCGTCTTTAGATAAACACGAAGATTTTGGATTATCTAGTTTCTTTAAATCAAATAGATATTACATTCCATCTACTGAAGAGATTTTAGCCCTTCATGAACCAGAAGAATTAAAAAACTGTTTGTTGATTGAAGAGATGTGCGAGAATTATTCTTTAACAAAAAAGTCGGTTCTTCCAAGTTTTGAATGTCCAGAAAGTAAAAATGAACACGATTATTTAAGAGAGCTTTGCAGAAATGGTTGGAAAGAAAAGTTTTCAGATTTAGAAAAAGATTCATCAAAGTTTGAAAATTATGTTGCAAGAATTAAAAATGAGCTTTCTGTTATAGGCGATGCTGGTCTTGAAGGTTACTTTTTAATTGTTCAAGATTATTGTAATTGGGCTAGAAAACAAGGATGGTTAACAGGAAGAGGGCGTGGATCAGGTGCTGGTTGTATGGTTTCTTATTTGCTTGGAATAACTCAAGTAGATCCAATTGAGCACAATTTAGTTTTTGAGCGTTTCTACAATGCTGGAAGAAATGTTCCAGGTCATGTAAGTCTTCCCGATATAGATTGTGATTTTCCAATTACAAAAAGAGACAAGGTTATTGACTATATTAAATCAAAGTATAACGAAGAAAATGTTTCGCAAATGATAACATACAGTAGGATGCAGGGCAGGGGTGCTTTAAAAGATGTGTTAAGGGCACATGGTTTTTCGTTTGATGAAAGTAATGCTATTACAAAAAATATACCTGATGAAGCTGAAATATCTGAACAGCTTCAAGAAATGAAGGAAGATGGTGGAGAATCATCAATCATTGGTTGGGCATTAGAAAATATCCCTTCAAAGCTTAAAGATTATTGCGAGATAGACGAACAAGGTAACATAACAGGAAAGTTGTCAAAAGAGTTTTCACAAGCGATTAGACTTGAAGGAACTAAGCGTAGTCAAGGAAAACATGCTGCTGGAATTGTTATAAGTCACACTCCCTTAAAAGATATTTGCCCTATGATCTATGATAAAAAGAATAAGCAAATGATTGCTGGTCTTGAAATGTCAGATCTTGAATCAATTGGTTTAGTTAAGTTTGATATTTTGGGAGTTGCTGTTTTAGATAAAATAATGGGCTGTATAAATTTATTGAAAGGAAAAGAAAATGAGTGAAAAAGAAGAAATTGAATTAATAGCAAAACTAGTATCTCAACAAATGGGATTAGTTCAAGCTGTATCAGAATGTCAAAATTCAAAAAATCAACTTTCTTTACAATTTATAAAAATACTTAAAGCAATTGTTCTAAAAAACAACGGTAGTTTTATTATAGAAAAAGAATTTTTTGAGTCTGCTGATGACAATGATTTTAAATTAGATATCACAACTGATGATGAAGAATCAATCGTTTTACAATTTTTAGAGAATGAGGAATAAATGTATAGTAATACAATTATGGTTTTTGATTTTGAAACAGGTTCTTTAGATATAAATAAGTGTGAAGTAATTCAAGTTGCAGCTATGGCAATAAATAGAAAAACTCTTGAACCAATCAAAGATGGTATTTTTGAAACATTGATAAAGCCAAGAGACTTTAATAATCTTCAAGATGAAGCTCTTGCAATAAATAAGAAAACAAGGGAAGAATTGAAGCTTGCACCAAGTATTGATGCTGTTTGGAAAAAGCTTGCAGATTTTATTTCAATGTTTAATAACGGCAAAGGAAATATTTCTGCACCAATTCCAGCAGGAAAAAACATAAGACATTTTGATATGCCTATTTTCCAAAGAGTTTGCTCAGAACTTGGTTATGTAGATAAGAATGGAAATCAGAATTTATTAAATAGAAGAAGTATGTATGACCTTGATGAAATAATGATGTTATGGTTTGATAACACTACAGTAGTTCCAAACTATAAGATGGATACACTTAGAGATTTCTTTGGATTATCTAAAGCTAATGCTCATGATGCTTTAACTGATGTTATACAGACTTCTGATATTATTTTACATTTTTTAAAATTGCACAGAAGCATTTTTCCAAAAATTAAATTTAAAGATGCATTTAGAAAGTAATTATGAAATATTATAAGTTTGAATGTGGCTGTTCTTGGCCAATAATTGAAGAATCTAAGATAGAAGGTGCTTTACCATTAATGGAAGTTGATCCATTAAAATTGCCATACTGCCAGTCAACTTGGGATTTGTTTGCCAGAGGCGATACAAAAGGCGTATTTCAGCTTGAATCAGATCTTGGTAAACAATGGAGCAAGCGATTAAGGCCAAAAAACGCAGAACATCTATCTGCCATTGGTGCATTAATTAGGCCAGGAACACTTCGTGCATTAGATGAAAACGGCATTAGTATGACTGCTCACTATTGCAAAAGAGCCAACTTTGAAGAACCAGTTGAGTCATATCATCCTGTTGTTGATGAAATTTTGAAGTCAACATATGGATCATTGGTTTTTCAAGAACAAGCTATGGAGTTATCTAAGTCTGTAGCTGGCTTTACTCTGCAAGAAGCTGATAAGCTAAGAAAGGCTATGGGTAAAAAGCTTGCTAGTGAAATGGCAAAATGTAAAAAATTGTTTATTGAGGGTGCTAAAAAAGTTGAAGTTGTAAGCGAAAAACAGGCTGAAGAAATATTTAGTTGGATTGAACAAAGTCAAAGGTATTCGTTCAATAAAAGTCACAGTTGCTGTTATGGTTTAACTGGATATGATACAGCTTATTTGAAAAGCCATTTTCCAGTTCAGTTTTATTGTAGTTGGTTATATTATGCAAAGGATAAGCTTGATTCTCAACTTGAGATCATGGATCTTGTTGAAGATGCAAGAAAGTTTAACATAGATGTTTTAGCACCAGATGCTTTTAAACTAAATAAAAATTTTGCAACCGATGGTTTAAATATATGGTTTGGTATCACTGATATTAAAGGCATTGGTGAATCACAATTCAATAAACTTAAAGCATCTATGGAAAAGAACAAAGATAAGCTAAATACTTGGGAAAATTTTGTAGTATTTTGTTCTGATGAAATACCAAGTTCTACTATAATAAAACTAATATCTGTTGGTGGATTTAAAAGATATAATACATGTAGACAAAAGCTTTTAGCAGAATATAATTCTTGGGTACAGTTAACAGATAAAGAAAGAGAATGGATCAAAATTAATTTTACAGAATCTACTATGGCTGAATTAATATCTTCAGCAGCAAAACCAAAAAAGGAAAATGGTGGTTGCTCTAACCAGAACAGAGTATTGTTTTTGAAAGACTTAGCTAATTTGCTCATTAATCCACCATCTCCACACATTGATCTTCCTCAGTGGCTAATTTGGTCAGAAAAGGATGCTTTAGGCATTTCTTTGACTTGTAATGCAATTGATTCATGCGATACTGCACAAGCTAATACTACATGCAAAGAATTTTTAAATGGAAAAACTGGTTTTATGATTTTTGGAGTTGAAATACGAAGGTGCAAAGAAGTTGTAACAAAGGCTGGTAAATCTCCAGGATCTAAAATGGCTTTTATGTCTATATCAGACTCAACTGGAAAAGTGGATGATGTAATATGTTTTCCAGACTCGTACAAAGATAGTTCGTCTTTGTTAAAAGAGGGCAACACTGTTTTAATTCATGGTGAAAAAAGCAGGGGCAGTGATTCTCTTTTGGTTAAAAAAGTTTTTCAAATTTAGGAGCAGAAATGAACATTTGTAGTTTTATGGGTCGTTTAACTAGAGAACCAGAATATGTACAATTACAAAATGGAAAAAATGTAATAAATTTTTCTATGGCTGTTAGAAACCCAAATACTGGAAACAAAGATAAAGCAGACACAACATTTATTGATTGTGTAGCTTGGGAAGGAACTGCTGATTTAATAAATAAGTATTTTAAAAAAGGTTCTAGGATATTAGTTCATACATCTGCAAAAACAGATAACTGGATTGATAAAGATACTGGAAAAAATAGGTATAAGATTAAATTTCTTGTACAAAAATTTTGGTATGTAGATCAAAAACAAGAAGATGCGTATTCAAGCATTGAAAATGTTGATGAAGAAGAAGTGATTTAATATGCAAAAAAGAAAAGTCCTTCTTGTTAGTGAAGCATCTTATCTTAATTCTGGATATGCCAATTATGGTTTTCAGATAATGAAAAGGCTTTATGACACTAAGGACTTTGATCTTGCTGAAATAAGTTGTCATGGAAGTGATGATAGATCAAATGAAATACCTTGGAAAAGCTATGTAGTTCCAAAAAAATCAAACATCTTTGGCGAAGACATATTTAATGATGTTCTAATAGATTTTAAACCAGATATAGTTTGGTCATTTAGAGATCCTTGGGTAGATGAGTTTATTGGTGATTCAGTATTAAGGAACAACTTTAAATGGGTCTACATGCCAACCGTTGATGCTTTGCCATTAGATATTGACTGGGTTGATACTATAAGCAGAGCAGATCATATTTTAACATACTCTGATTGGGCAGCAGAAGAACTTAAAAGTTTGTATCCTAATATAAATGTTCTAGGTTCAGCATCTCCAGGATTTGACACTAATTTTAAACCTGTTGAAGATAAAATCAAATTTAAGAAACAACATGGAATAAATGAAGAGTCATTAATTATTGGCTCTGTAATGAGAAATCAAAAAAGAAAACTTATTCCAGATCTACTTGATGCATTTTCTGAGTTATTAGATAAAGCACCAAAAGAAATTTCTGAAAAATGTTTTTTGTATCTTCATACAACTTATCCAGATGTTGGTTGGAATATACCTAGACTTATTGCAGAAAGACCAAAAATATCAAATAAGGTTCTTTTTTCTTATAACTGCAACAACTGTTTTAAACTTTCAATCTCTTCTTTTTGTGGTGCGATTATAGAATGTAATAATTGTAAACAAGTTAATTGTACATTCCCTAGAGTATCAAAAGGCTCAAAAAGAGATGATATGGTTATGGTGTATAACCTTATGGATCTATATGTGCAATACTCTTGTGCAGAAGGTTTTGGTATGCCACTAGTTGAAGCAGCATCATGCGGTGTACCAGTTTGTGCTGTAGACTATAGTGCAATGACTGATATAGTTAAAAAACTAGAAGGTTATCCAATAAAAGTCCAAAGATATACATATGAGGTTGAGACAAATAGAAAGTTTGCTTTGCCAGACAATTCTAGCTTTAGCGATATTTGTATTGAATTTTTTAAGAAACCATACCCTATAAGAAAAGCAATATCTAAGAAAACAAGAGATTTAGTTGTTAAAAATTACACATATGAAAAAACATTTGAAAAAATTAAAAATATTTTTTATTCAATAGAACAAGAAAATAAATGGGATTTACCTTTAAAATTTGCTGAAATGCCAAAAGATTTTAAAGACTGCAATTCTAATAACGACATGATTGAAAAGATTTTTAAAAAAATTCCAATTGATTTGGGTCATATTAAACAAAAATGCTTATTTAAATTAAATAATAGGATGCACGATAAACAAAAAGTTTTAAAAGAACTCTCTTCAATATTTGATTCTTATAACCATTATGAGTCTTTAAGGGTAAAAAAATGAAGGTTCTTTACATAGGCGTTTATCGTGATGGAACAGGTTATGGTCAAGCAGCAGAAGATTATATTCTTTCTTTGAACTCTGTTGGTGTTGATGTTGTTTGTAGACCATTAAAACTTAATAGTGTAGATTATTTACCTAATCCAATAGTGTCTAAGCTTGAGTCTAAAAGTTCAAAAAATTGCGATATTGTTATTCAACATGTATTGCCAATACATATGCAGTACAATGGAGATTTTGACTACAACATTGGTCTTTTTGCTTATGAAACCAGCAACTTTAAAATGTCTGGATGGAAAAATTATTTAAACTTAATGGATGCTAATGTTGTAATAAATAAACAAATGATTAATTCTTGTTTGAGCAGTGGAGTAAATACGCCATTGCATATAGTTCCTCACGCTAGAGATTTTTCTAGATACATTGAAAAATATGAAAAACTTGAAATAGTAACATCGCAAGTTTTAGATTCTGATTTTATATTTTATACAATAGGTGAAACAACAAAGAGAAAAAACTTTTCTGCATTGTTAAAAGCTTATTTTACAGAGTTTTCTGAGTCTGAGCCTGTTTGCCTATTGGTTAAAACCAATAAATCAACTTATGAGTTTTATGACTATTGTGGAAAAATACTTGATGGTCTTTGCATAAAAAATCCACCAAAAGTTATTACTATTACAGAAAGAATGTCAGACGAAGAAATAAATAGACTTCATTATACATGTGATGCTTTTGTGCAACCATCTTATGGTGAAGCTTGGGGCATACCAGCTTTTGATGCAATGGCTTTTGGTAAAACTCCAATTGTCACTAATTGCACTGGATATGTTGAGTACATGGATGAATCTGTTGGTTGGTTGGTTAATGGCTTTGAGGAACCAGTATTTGCTGCTGATAAACAAACAGATGATATATATACATCTGGTGAAAATTGGTTTTCAGTAGACATATTGGATTTAAAGAGAAAGATGAGAGAGTGTTACGCAAAGGAAGGAATTAGGAGGTCAAAAGCTGCAAATGCTTTAGATCGTGCTTACGAATTCTCCCATGAAAAAGTGGGTTCAATCTTTCTTGAGGTATTAAAAAATGTCACAAAAGAAAAGAAAACAGAATTGGTTAGAAGAAGCTACTAACGCAGAAGTAGAAAAAACCATTTCTTGGAGAGATGAAAGGGATAAAGCTGCTGATGAGCAAAAAGAAAATGCTAATAGCAATAAGTTAAAAGCAAAAACAAAAAATCAAGAAATATACATAAATTCTGTATACACTAAAACTGTAACAATATGCTCTGGTGTTGCTGGAACAGGTAAAACATATATAGCTTGTGGAATAGCAGCAGAAATGCTCATTGATTTAAAGATAGAAAAAATAATTATTGCTAGACCATTAGTTGAATGTGGTCAAAGACTTGGTGCATTCCCAGGAGATCTAAAAGAAAAAACAGAACCTTTTATGACAGCTATGCTTGAAGTGTTTGGTAAGTTTATGACTAAAACAAAAATGCGTAAAATAAAAACAGATGAAGTTTTAGAAATATGCCCATTAGAAATAATGAGGGGAAGAACATTTCATAACTCTGTAATTATTTTAGATGAAGCACAAAATGCTACTAGAAGACAATTAAAAATGTTTCTTACTAGATTTGGACAAGAATCAAAGGTTATTATTTGTGGCGATCATACTCAAACGGATTTACCGCACTCAGAAGGAAATACAATGAATTGGTTGCTTGATAGGCTTGACCACAATGATATTGGTAAGGTATTCTTGACATCTGAAGATGTTCAAAGACATGGCCTTATTCGATATATAATAGAACAGCTTGGTGAATAATGCACCATAGTGTCAGCAACATATTACGATCTTCGACTAGAAAATCTGGTCAAAGACTTAATATTTTAACCTTTTCTACTCATGAAAGATATCAGTCTAATATGGCTGATGTTAATGCTAATTTTTGGGTTATTAATAATCCTAAAATTAAAACTTGGAATTTAAATTTTTCAGACATTCCTAAAAATCATACTATGTTAAATAGTATCTCACTTTTAAGCGATATACCAACATACATAGATTTTGATTTAATAATTTCTCAAAGCAAATTTGTGCAATTTAATTTAGCTGTTCAGATAGCAGATTATTTAAAAATTCCACTTGTTTGCATTGAACACACTGAAATGTTTGAAGACAGGAAAAAATTTAAACACATGGTTGGTGATACAAACATATTCATATCTGATTATTCTGCTAAAACATGGGAAGCTGATTATGCCTACTATGTTATTGATCATGGTATAAATAGTTCTCTATTTCACAATAAAAATATAAAAAGAGAAAATCAAGCATTGAGTATTGTAAACGATTGGATAAATAGAGATTATGAATGTGGTTTTACACTTTGGAAAGAAGTAACAAAAGATCTTCCAGTTTATGTAGCTGGTGATACACCCAACTTTTCTAAGCCAGCTAAAAATACAGAAGAGCTTATTGACATCTACAATAGAAACTCTATATTTTTAAATACATCGATGCATAGTCCAGTTCCAACTACTTTGCTTGAAGCTATGTCTTGTGGGTGTTGTGTTGTTACAACTAAAAACGAAATGATAGACTCATTTATAGAAAATGGTAGAAATGGTTTTGTTTCAAACGATAAAGATGAAATTAGAAAAAATTTAGAAGTTTGTTTAAATAATCCAGATATGTGTAGGGAAATTGGAAAAAGAGCTAGACAAACAATCATTGATAAGTTTTCTTTAAAGATGTTTACAGAAAAATGGGATTATGTTTTAAGTAGATCTTTAGGTAAATAAAATGAAAATAAACATTTGTTTTGGAAACTCAAACGAATATCTAAATGGATATGTTAATACTAATTTTGTTAAAAATGATAAGTTTGAAAATTGTCATCCTGAGAACTTAGATTCGATTGTAGATGATGGTGAAGCAGACGAAATATTAGCTATTAATGTTTTAAATTATATTGAGTTTAAAAAAATAAAAGATGTTTTAATTAATTGGTACAAAAAATTAAAATACGATGGTACAATCGTCATATCTTTTTTTGATTTTACAGAGATATGTAGAGCTTTAACTTCTGGACAATTAGATGTTTTAGATGCAAAGAAACTTATTTATGGTGAACAAAATGAAAGTTGGCAATTTTTTAAATCTGGATTTTCATTAATTGAACTAAAGAAGTTTTTTTTATCCATTGGTTCTAAGGTAGAATATTGTAAAATAGATGGTTTTATTTCACACATTAAAGTTAGGAGAATTAAGTGAGCAATTTGCACACAAGCTGTAGGGATTGTTTTTATGCAATTTATGAAGAGTCTGAAAAAACTCAAATTGGTTGTCATTTTAATAAGTTGGAAAAACTTAAAGAAAATAATATTGCAATAACAGAATCTTATGATGATGAAAAAGAATTTTTTGTTCTAGAAAAACATGCTTGTATGGCCTATAGAACTAAGTCATCTATGATTGCTGCTAATCAAGATGTTAAAGAAAGTATGGAGTTAACTAGAAAACAAATGTCGCCTAAAATTGCTGCTGTTATAAATGTATTTAATAAAGACATGGAAGGATTAAAGAAAACAATTCAGCAGATATCTGATCAAGATATTCAATTTTATGAAGTTATTTTTTGTGTTTCATCAGGTATAAAGCCATCAGAAATTATATCTATGATTCATAAGCTAAACTGTACATTTAAATGGAATATAAAACAAATAGTAGATGAATATTGGTTGGGTTCTAGAGCAATAAATGTTTCTGTTCAAAACAGCAAGTCTACATATTTTGCACTTTTTAATTGTGGGTTTGATATACCCAAAGCTTTTGTTAAAGAAATTGATGAAGCTATTTGTGACCAGATGAAAAGATTTATTGTGCTTCATGGTGTTGATGAAGAGGGAAATGGCTCTGTTTATCAAACATATGCTTTTAATGCATTAAGGGGCAATGAAGAGGCTTTCATTGAGCAAGAAAATGATAAACCAGCACACACTTTTTTAGAAAAGTTGAACTATCTTGCAGCCCAAAGTGATTTGATGCACCTACTTAAGAAATGCGAAGAAGTATGTCCTTGCATGAAAAACCACTAGTATCCATAGTAATACCAAATCACAATTATGGTAAATGGATAGAAGATGCTATAGATAGCGTTGTCTACGATGATTATTCTAATAAAAGAATAGTTGTTGTAGACGATGGTTCTACCGATGGATCAGCTAAAAAAGTTTATGATCTTTTATCAGATCCAAAAGCTTCTGAAGCATCTGGAATATCTGGTATAACAGGCAAATATAAAAAAACAGATGTTGAAATAACATTAATAGCTTGTAATGAGTGCAGAGGACCATCTGCTGCAAGAAACATAGGAATAAAGTTTTATTGGGAAAATACTGATGTTTATTCATTCTTAGATTCTGATGATATGCACATAAATGGAAAATTAAAAGAAAGTTTATCTGCTTTAATTAGTGGATGGGGATCAATTGGTGCTGTATATTGCGATTATATAAATTTTGATTATAAAAACAATATAAGTTTTCAACAGCACAAAGAAGCTTTTTGTTCTGAAAAAATATTGAAAGAATGTATAATGCCATCATGTAATTTAGTTCCTAAATATGTCTTTGAAAAAATAGGTTTTTATGATGAGGCTATGCGTGTTGCAGAAGATTGGGATCTTTGGATAAGAATGTCTAAACATTTTATTGCTTATCATATCCCAAAAACTCTTACAATAATGAGAACAGGAAGTTATAATTCTACCAATACTGTTTCTGAGGAAGTGTGGTCTAAAAACTGGCGAAGAATTTTAGAAAAAATAAAAAATGATAAATGATACATGCATTATTATTCCAGTTGCTGGTCTTGGTAAAAGAATGAAGGCATATGGCCCCAAAGCATCAATACGCATAGACAAAGAAGAAACAGTTTTAAGTAGACAAATTAAAATTTTAAGAAGTTTTTTTCCAAAATCAAAAATAATTGTAGTTTGTGGTTTTCAAAAAGAAAAAATATTTGAAATAATTGATCAAGATATTGTTTGTGTTGAAAATAAAAGGTATAAAACTTCAAATATTTGTCTTTCAATTAAAATAGCTTTAGATAAATGTCATTGCAAGAAAATCTTGATAGTGAATGGAGATCTAGTTTTTACTGGTGAAATATTTAATACAATGCCAAAAAACACATCTTGGATTGCTATTGACACTAATATAAATCAAAGATCTTCTGAAGTTGGCGTTAATATAGTGGAAGGTCAAATAACTAATTTCTGTTATGGTTTAAATCCTAAGTGGGGTCAAATAGTTTGTTTAATAGGAAGAGAAATGGAATTCTTTAAAAGAATAGTTGTTTTAGAAAGATCTGAAAAAAAGTTTTCCTTTGAAATACTTAATGATGTAATAGATATGGGTGGTATTATAAAGCCACAAATAAACAAGAAGTGGAAGCTTGTTGAAATAGACACATCTAAAGATATAGTTAGAGCTAAAAAGCTTGTAAGGAAGGTTTAAATGAATGTTCTATGCGACATGGAATATCCATTAGATGAAAAAGAAATGTTTGGATGGGGCAAAGCATTTTCCTCAATAGATCATGAGTTCTTTTTTTTAAATAGAAAAGAAAAAGCAATAATTGATGCTTTTGAAGAAAAAAAACCTTCTATATTTATAACTCATGCAGCCCTATTAAATAGAGCATCGTGTAAAGCTATTATTAAAAACGAATACTGTAAAACATTTGTGTTTATTGATTCAGAAGAAGACAAAGAAAAACTAAAAGATAAATCAAATGTTTTTTATATTTCAAAAAATAAAAATTTAAATTGCATGTTTGTAGAAGAATCTTGCGATCTTTATTTGTCGTTAAAACCAAAAACAAACATAAATATGATATCTGACATATGTTATATAGGCGACTATGTAAAAGAGTATATTCTTTCAAAGTGTTTTTCTATGTTTAGGGTTAAGTGTTGGGGAAATACAAAGTGGCCCTTCACAACATATTTGGGCAAAATTAAACCAGACAAAATAAAAGATGCAATATGTTCTTCAACAACATCTTTATATCTTGATGATTTAAACAATAAAAGCTGGCCACTATATACATATCTATGCAATAGACCAATACTTTCCTATAAAAGTGCATGGTTAAAAAATGTTTTAAAAGATACATCTTTATGTTTCTCAGACGAAGAATCTTTTTTTGAAAATCTTTTAAACATAATTAGAAATCCAGAAATTGCATATCAAAACATAAAAATCAATTCGCAATTTATAAAAAATAATCATTTGTCACATCATAGGGTTTCAGCTATACTAGATACTATAGGACTTAAGGAGGATTCAATAAAATGTATAAATGTTGCGATGGATCTAATAAAGAAGTATTAAGCATTTTATTAGGATATGGCCAATCTCCAGATGTTATTAAAAAGTCTTTATGGTGGATATCAGAAGAATTAAATAATAACCAATATAATGTAATTGTCATAGACGATGGGCAATGCGGTGACATAGCAAAAGAAATGTCTAACTATGTTGCAAGAATATGCCCAAAAATAATAAGTATAAATAATGCTGCACTTTTAGAACACTATAAAATAGACTCTATAAGAAAAAGCAAAAAGCTTGCTTATGCAATTTGTGAAAAATTTTCTTCCAACAAAAGAGTGTACATAAGCCCAAGATCAATATGTTACGGCAAATCTTTTAAATCATTTTGTGATCAAATACAAGATGATAAAGTTATGCAGATGAGATCATATTTAGTGCCACTATATGTCCAAGAGGCAATAAGTGACTACTCTTCAAATTTTTGTAATTTTTTAGCTAATGAATGTAAAAAATATCCAATATATACTGAAAACTATCCTGAGAAAAGTATAGATTATATAACACAATCAACGGTTGATTCATTAAATAACAAAGAAGCATTGTTTTCAGAACATGAATGTTTTTATTTGGAACCAAAAGAGCCTGACCCAAAAGAACATCTTGAAACAATAGATCTAGAATTAATAGATAAAATCTTGGAAAATTAATGATAATATATAAAGTACCAAAACCAATCTCTATAATTGGAGAGCATTCAACAAAATGCATGACTTTTTCATCATGCAATTTTAGTTATTTAAGCAAGTTTGGGAATGTCAAATCTTTTTTCATAGATAAAAAAGTAAAATATTTTTACAAAAGATGCTTTAAAAATTATAGCACGATAAAATCAAAGTTATTAAATTTGATAGAATCCGATGATTTTCCTTCTTGCTACACATCTATATTTGGAAAATTTAACTATATACACAAAGCTTCAACAATATGGAACAATCTTGAAATAGATAGCTCTAGCGATTTTTTTGATAACCTGTTAATCTTTCATGTAAGAAGAAAATATTTTAAATACAATAAAGTAAAATCAATAGAAAATTTTAACACTGGAATTATTCATAAAATGGTAGATGATGCTTATAGTGCATATATAGATAATGACTTTAAATTTATGGGAAAGTTAATAGATTCTTATTGGAGAATAAAAACTCAATTAGACCCAAATTCTGCAAATGAATTTATTTATAGAATTTATTCTGACTGTAGATTGGCTGGTGCTTGGGGTGGAAAAATGGATGAGAATACAATGATTATTTTAGCACCAAAAGAAAAACATGAAGAGATATGTACTGTGATGAAAGACCATATAAGATTAAACTCTTCTGTTAACACAACAGGAATAGTAAGAGAGGAACTGTTTAGTGGAAATAGCAATTGCTGTAAATAAGATTAAAAGAGATCAACTTCTTTTTGATATAAGAAATCAATGTTCAAAACATAACATTGTTGTATATTCAAACAAAGAGATGTTTCTTAATAAAAGTTTTGGCTTTAGTATACTCACATATTATGACATGTGGTATTCAAATGCTGATTATCATGTGGCTACATGCCTATATTCTGCTAAAAGTATGTTGTTGAACCCAAAGATTAAAACTGTATATTTTTATGTATGGGATTTAGAGTGGGTTTACGGTGTGCATGAGTACGAAGACATTAAAAACATCTATGCCAATAAGAGAATAGAACTTATTGCAAGAAGTGAAGATCATAGTAAATCGATATATGATTCATGGAACATTAAAGCTAGAATAGCTTATAACTTTGACTTAGATAACATAGTGGGGGAAAAACATGAAAAAGTTAACATATGAATTTTTGCATAAACATTATGTTGAATTACAACAATCAACTTATGAAATAGCGGAAGTTTCAGAAACTTATCCTAACAAAATAAGAAGGGCACTAGTTTCATTTGGTATACCCTTAAGGGATAAGTCAGAAGCTCAAGCAAAGGCTTTAGCCACAGGAAGATGTTTTCATCCAACTAAAGGTAAAAAATTAACAGAAGAAACCAAGATAAAGATAAGTGACTCTATGGCAAATTCTTGGGAATCAATGGATAAGACTGAAAGAGAAAGAAGGTCGATTGTTTCTAAGAAAAATTGGGAAGCTATGCCTTTAAGCAAAATTGAAGAAATGCAGAAAAAAGCAGCAGAATCAGTTAGAGAAGCTGCTGAAAATGGTTCTAAGCTTGAAAAATTTTTAATTAACGGAATAAGAAAAAGTAAAATTAAAGCAGATTTCCATAAAGAATTCTATGTGATAGGCGAAAGACAACATATTGATATTTATATTCCAGAATACAAAGTTGGAATAGAAGTTGATGGCCCAACACACTTTAAGGCTATTTGGGGAACGGAAAAATATGAAAAACAATTGAAAAGCGATACTAAAAAAACTGGATTGCTATTGAATTCTGGAATGAAGCTGATAAGAATAAAAAACATAAGCGGTAACAGTTCTGGTTTTTATATGAGAACTATCTTGAAAAAGCTTCTCGATACGCTAGAATTAATAAAAGAAGGATCATCAGAAGGATTATACGAACTGGAGTAAAAATGGTTAAGAAAGTAGCAGAAGAATTGCAAGTGGTAGAAGAAAAAATTAACAGCAACAGCCCCGAATGGAACGAACATGTTCTTTCACATTTTCAGCAAGATGAGCTAGTTGATGGAAACCCAACTGTAGATGGATTAAGGCGAGTTGCTGAACTTTTAATTGGGCCAATCACCTCTGGAAAAGCAAGTGTTGTTCAATCACCCAATCCAGATAATGATGGGCGATGTGTAGTGTCATACACTGTTATAGTTAAATCCTTAAATGGATCTGACTTAATATTTGAGCAAACAAGCCTAGCAGATTGTTATGCTGGAAATTGTGATCCAAGGTTTGCAGTATTTGCATCAGCAGTTGCAGAAACTAGAGCCGAAGGAAGAGCATTAAGAAAATTACTTAGACTACGGAAAATAATTGCAGCGGAAGAAGCTGGCCTTGTTCCAGCCGAAGAAAATGGGTCTAACGGAAAAATAACAGCCACTCAAATGAGTTTTATCGAAACTCTGTGTAATAGGAACGATATAAATGTTCCTGTTTATTTGGGTGACTCAAAAAGCTTCAGCTTTAGCGGTAGGTTGGAGGAAGTTCCTTATAGGTCAGCAGTGGCTATCATAGCCCATCTATCTGAGCTTCAGCGTAATAATGCATCGATTAACCCTAAGTATAAGGGTTATAACCCCAATTGGAGGAAGTAATGAAAGCTATTGTACCTTTTAGTATTTGCACTGTAGAAATTGAATGCGAGTCTGTAAAAGATCTTTTTAGAGAAATCGCAACTCTTGCTGAAGTACTCAACGAGGAAAAGTGTGGTGTCTGTGGTGGAGAAGATGTTGTACCTAAGACAAGAAATGTAGAAAAAAATAAAAAGGTCTACGAATATTTTGAGATGAGTTGTTCTAATCCAAAATGTAGGGCAAGGTTAAACTTTGGTCAAAAGCAAGACGGTTCTGGAATTTTTCCAGTTCGTAAGCTTGATGCCAATGGCAAGCCAGACCGTGAAAATGGGTCATACGGCTCGCATAATGGTTGGTCTAAGTACAAGGGCGGTAATGTAGATGAAGTGCCTTAATATCGAATCTATGACAATAGATGATATAAAAGAAGAACTCCTTTGGCTGAAGGGCTTTGATGCCGATTGGTCAAAGGAGCTTTATAATTTGCTTAAAAAAGAACTATCCGTTAGAGATATTCAAGCTCAATCCAAAGAGCGTACTGAGTCTTAGACCCAATCGTATCTGGACTAGCAGAAAGTGCCAAGTACCAATCATGTCTGCTATCAATAGTGTCAGAACCACTTGGGCTTAATCCTGATGTACCAGGAGAATCTGCAAGAGTCATATAACCAGTTCCTGCTGGTGTTGACCAAGTATTGCTTCCAGATCCAATCAAACTTTCATTTGAAGCTGGATGAATTAGTTCTGCAACTTTGGTAGTAACACCACTTGCTTCATTAGATATGCTTGACCTATCATAAATTCTAAGTTTTGTATTCTGAGTTTTTACCCCAGTAGAATGGGTAAATCTAACATTTAAAGTAGCAAGACCATTTGCTATTGTTCGTAAGTGCCTTGCAGCACTACCGTTAGGGTATCCAGATGCGGTATTGTAATATTTTACATTTTTGGCTTTACCGCCATTTGTTGCACCTTGACTATCAGTTATATATGTATCATCTTGGTATTGCCCAACGGCAACAGATGATCCAAAACCACTAGATCCATAAAAGCCTATACCGCTAGATACAATGTTTTCAAAAGAAGCATCGCCAGCATAAAAGCTAATTGTAGCCATATTTTTTCTCCTATGTACATAATATTATACACCAGTCATGAGAACATTTTCAAGTTTATATATTTTACTAATTTTGTGTTTCAGTTACGGTTCCAAGAACATAGTCTGAAGAAGGGTCAAATTCACATTCATATATTGAACAGTCACAAAAATAAAAGTATGATGTTCTATTATTTGTCCAAACTCCATTATATATTACTGTTCCATCATCTAGTAAGTCAACATTAGATTGATCCATCCCAAATATACTATCTGGAGTAACTTGTGCTACATATCCACAATATTTTGTTCCATCGGGTCGAGTATAATAACCACCAAATATATTGCCACAACATGTGTAATTATTGCCATACACTGGTTGACAAGGCCCAGGAGGTGCTTCACATTGAAATCCATACATTCCACTAAAGTTTAAACCCATACCAAATTGATAACCGCAACTTAAATAAGTAAGTGCGTGTATTTTTTCGGATTTATTATTTACTGAAGAATTAGGCATTATACAATTTTTATAATTAAATTCTACATTTCCATCAAAAGAGCCATGTGATTTGCAATAATCTCTTGGGAATTTTATTACTGGATCAGTTACCCAATCCGCTTGTCCTACACAAGTCCAAGTTGCGTTGTAAGCATCATTTTTGTTACCATCATAACCACATGGATCAACACAATAAAATCTTAATTCTACGCCCCCACTATCTACTCCAACAAAATATTGACTTGGTATTGTAACAATAAGCATAGCCCCAAGGGGATTGCTCCATTTATTAGAATGAAGAAATACTAACTCACTCCAGTCTGTTAAATCCCAGTAGTAACGCATATTTTCGTCTTGACGCAAAGTGGCTTTTCTAAATTTTACCCATAATTGACATTCTTTTTTTTTGCTGTCTTGTATTACTTCAAGGTCAAAAATTGTGATTGGATAATTAGGTGTTACTCCACCTGGAACACCTTGCCAATCTGAAGTATCCCCATTGTAATCTTCAACTCCCCACCCCGAAGAAAGACTAGGTAATTTAAATGCAGTTCTACCCCTTCTAGTTTGATTATTATTTGATAGATTTCCTTGAAAATAAATTCTTCCATTTGGAGCATAAGTTGCATTAGATGCTACATAACTATAATTTTTTTTATCCCATTTAGCTTCAAACATTGGTTCTGGAAATCTCTTATGTACCCAAGGCAAATAGGCATAGGAGTTAAGAAAAGAATATCCAAAACCATACGATGTAGATGAATTAGGGTTTGGTGTTGTGTCTGGACCATTAATCATTTTACATGTACAGCCACCACTAGGGGTTTTACAACAACATGACATATTAAAACACCTTTATATTATTTTTTTCAAGAGTATCAATCAATTGAACAAACTTTTTAGTCAAAGCTTTAAGTTCTGCTCTTAATAATTTAACTTCTAAATTTGGAAAACTAGAAGCAACCACAGGGGATGGAGTAGTTACTGTAGTACACTTCATAACTTTAACTTTAGTTACAGAGAGAAAACCAGTCTCAGGATCACAAGAAACATCTTGAACAACACTTACGCATGGATCTTCTGTTGGTGGACCAGTGGTCGCAGGACCACCAGTAGTCGTAGGACCACCAGTAGTAGAAGTTCCAGTAGTGCCAGTAGTGCCAGTAGTGCCAGTGGTCGTAGGACAAAGATCTTCTGGATCTGGAGGAATAATTTCTTTTGCAAGTCCATGCCAAAACCATAGGGTGCTTATGATTGGAACTTCTTGCCCATAACATGTGGCTGTATCTCCAGTGTTATATGCTATCCCTTCACTTAATCCAAATGTTCGTATGAAATCTACAGATTTGTGCTCTGGACATAATGTTGTTTTTCCATCATTTTGTCTTAAAACATAGTAAGGGTCTGTTGTGTCTTCTGTTATCTCAAAATCTGCATAATATTTAAATGCACTATTTTTAACCCCAGTTGTAGTATTATATTTACAAACTTCAAAAGGGAAACCACCAGAATTACATATCATGTTGTATATCTGATTTTGCACTTTTAAATCATTGTATCTAGGGATTGAACCTTCGCCTTTTATATACCACCTATTGTCGTAAACAGAATATTGTGCAAGAGTTTGGGTGTTTTTTATTTGGCGTTTACTTGAAAGGTTATACACTTCAACATATTTATCACTTAATAAATCATTAGTGTACATTTGCATAGATGCAGATGAAAGTCTTCCGGCTGTGTTGCATGTGAAATTGCTTCCTAAAACATCTGATCCAGATTCCACTCTAACAATATCGTGAGAAGTCCATAGTGCTCTTACTGAATCCCATATTAGATCAACTGGGCCAGTCATTTTATATTCTGCGTTTTCCCAAGGTGCGTTGGCAGGAAGACCATTTGTGTTATAGAATTGATTTGTTAAATTTCCACCAAGAGCAGGAATGACTTGTCCTGACCAAAGATCTATCCCCCATCCAGAAACCATTAATGGTCCACGAAGAGCAATTGCATTAACATCTATTACTTGACTACCGCTACCTGTTGCTTGTGATGCATTGCCATATCTATCTGGTTCATTATGGTTATCCCAATAATCATGGTTATAATCCATAAAACAATCAAAATGTGCCAATCTTTTAAATGGATTATATGTAATGGCTGTTGGAACTTTACCCTGTCTAGGATCAATGTAATTATCTGATCTTTGATATTGATAATCTGGAAAATTTGTAAATGTTTGACTAATTAAATTAGAATCTGTTATTGGCCATAGATGTGGAAGAAGATAATTCCCAGTATTATTTCTAAATGGAGAATATAGCGTATCTATTGATGCAACTGATTTAGCATTGTCATCAATAAATTCATATTGTTTTTTTCCAATATCCTTCATTGATTCATTTTGTTTATATGATGCACCAAGAACCTTTGTCCTTGAATACATCCCACCACTAGTTGATGCACCAGCACCAGCATTAGCAAAACCTATACCCATTAAAATTAAAGAATGTGGACTCATTCTGTCGTGTCTTCGACCTAAAAAATCTAAAAAGAAAGATCTTATTTTTCCACCCATCTCTGCACGATTTGCAGACTGTTGTCGTGCAATTGTGTCCATATAGGCTTTTAAAATATTTCTTCTATCTTCATTTTGTTTTGCTACTTGTTGCTTCATTCTATTTATTACAATTTCTGATGTTACGCCAAATCTTGGCGTGAATGTTCTAAATGAATATTGAGTTGTTACCCCATTGGGTCCATAACTTGCACTAATAGATGTTACAATAGCACCATTCTTAACTAACTCATCTCCAATTTGATGTTCTGGAGCAGACACCATTGTCAAACTTCCAGTTTCAAATTTATCAATCGGTTGTATATCTTTTAACTTATCTGCAAAAACCTCACCTAAATTTGCACTTGAACCAAACTCCCAAGGAGTAAGACTTGAATCATTTTCAACTTTTGTTAATCCACCTTTTCCACTATTTATATACCAAGGACCATAAGCATCATTAGTAGTAGCAGCAAAACTTATTGCCATTTTTATTGGAGTAATAGGTAAAAAACCAACTTTAAAAAGTTCAGAAGAACCAATTAATACTGGTCCAAATACTCCAAAAAGCCATCTTGATAATATATCATCCCCAAGTTCTGACCTATATTTTTCTTGTTTTATAAAAACTACCGATTGTGGTAAAGAAACATGAACATGCTCTACCCCATTAACCATGACATACTTATCAGAAACATTTAATTTTACATAAACATAGTTTCCTTGCACATAACAATCTGCACTTGTATCATCTACTTGATATGTTCCAGGTAATGCCTCTATAACTGCCCAGTTTTGCAATTTTCCTTTAGGGTCTTTAAATTGTCCTTCAAATATTTCTTTTGGTATGCTTTTAAATGGTCCAGAAGCAGTTTGAGTTTTATCATACCATCCACTTTGTGTTGGAAGAATATTGTATGTTCCCCTTTGCTCATCTGTTAATGGATCTTGTGGTCCTTTTTTTTCTAATTTATTTCTTACTGTTAAACCACCAGTTTTGCTAGTAGCACCATCAATTCCTATATTATTCCCAACTCCTTTAAGATTAGAATCCGTTCCACTATTTACTTGAACTAAAAATTGTTTTCCCCAAAAAGTTTCGCAATAACTTTTTAAAAATGAATACAATCTAGCTGCTCTTCTTACACCAATATCATTTTCTTTTTCTGAAAAATATCTTCTTAATGGAGTTGAACCAGCACCACCATAAGCAGTCCAATAAAAACGATCTGGATTCCAATCTCTTGGTGCTCTTAAAAATACATTTTGATATCTATTCGGTTGATAAAGCTCAAGATAAAACTCCCAAGCTTCTTGAGAACCCATAACGCATTGTAGCTCTACTGTATTTGTTAAGTAATAAGTATCTCCATCTATGTCTTCAATCCCAATAGATGGAATGTTTATGTTTTCCATTACTTCTAAAGTGTAGGGTTGATTTAAAAGGTTATAGCGTGTTAATATTTCATAATTAATTGATGTTTGAGCTTTTCCAGTTATGTCAACGCCCCAATAATATTTTATAACAGCATCTGATGCACTTGTTTTATTAAACAATATAGTGTTTTCTTTTGCCCCGCCCCATACAACAAAATTAGAAGTTACCCCAGTTGCTGCTTCAGATCCAGCATCCCAAGATATTGCTTTTTTATCTTTTGCCATTGTTTTGATGCTGTCTGAAACTTTTTGATTCGCTGCATCTAATGCAAGAGATTGAATCTTTACTATGAAATTTTTACCTTCTAAAACCAATCTCCAAAGATGACCAGTCACCTCACAAATTTGTGAAACAACATCTAACAATCCAACTTTTGGCCCAGGTATTCTATAATAATCAGGAAGACCTTTTAATATTGCAGATACATCAACAGTATATTTTTCATCACCATTTTTAATTGGGCACTTAGCAGACATTGCTGCAACACCAGCAACAAATTTTTTAGCATCCATTCCAGATGAATTAGAATTTGCTGTACCATAACCTTGGCTTTCATAATGCCTAAACATATTCCAATAATTATCAACTAAACAATCTTCTTTAACATCTGTTGTTCCATACAAATTTCCAATTATACATTGAACATTTCTTAAAATTTCTTTACCATCGTTCAATGTTGCTTCATAAGTAATACCACTACTGCTGTGTCTTTCTATAACCCTATCTAAAAAACCAACAAAATTAAATCCACCTTTAAAGCTAAAATCTTTAATAGTGCCAATTTTGTAATTTTCTATGGCCTGATCATCTTCGGGAGCCATTTTTATTGTTAAAGTTGAACCAGCATCATTCCACCCAACGCTAGATGAAAAATCTATAACTTTAAGACCAAGAAATATTTTAGATTCAAACGCCATTTTTAAACCCGCCAATAAAATTGTTTTTAAACAAAATCCCCGCCATAAGTCCAAGTAACACTTCTAGTAACTTTTCCAGATCTTTCATCATAAGTTTTTTCATCTTTATCAACAAAAGAATTTCCTGCTGGCTTATACTCGCTAACTGATGGTTCACCATTACTGCCATCCTTATATATTACCGTAATATTCACAGATAAACTACCCTGTTTTTTAGTTCCAAATCTTTGTAGAATTGGACCTGATTCTTTTCCGATAGCTGGAATAGAAGCATAAAATTCTGTTGGTATATTATCGGTTACATCTACAGTCCTATAAATCTCACCAGACTTTTCAATTCCACCAGAAGCATCCATATTTACCGTTATGGTTCCACCTACAACATTTCTTGCAACAGAAATTGATTTTATTTTATCAGTAGTAGAACCATCATACCCATCCCCAATTTCTGGAATTGTCATTGTTCCAAAATAAGCATTTGCATTTGCATACTTATCTCCATTTGAACCAGCAAGACCTTTTATGTTTATTTGTTTTGAAAAAGTTTTAAAAACTGAATCAGCAGATTCTTTTATAGAATATGTTTCCTCAACTAAGGCACTTGTACTACATATAGTCCAACTTTCTGTGCATTCAACCGAATTTTTTTGAGTGTTAACTGTATAGTTAGTCGTTTTGTTGTAAGCTGAACCTGTTGTGGCTGGCAAATAAGTTCCAGCACCACCAACACTAGATGAGGCTGGCAATTTTTCTATAGCCAATTGATAGGTTGCAGTTTCAGAACTAGTTAATGTAATACTTCTAGATCTTGTTACTTTTACAAACCTGTTGTATTCATCTGCTGGATCTAAAGACCAATTTTCATCAACTTCTTGTGATTCAAATAAAACCTTCTCAAAAACTATTGTGTAATCAGCAAAAATATTGCTTGCATCAACTTGATAAGATTTTGATTTTAATTTTACCTTACCAGAAATAAAAGGAATGCTCATTGTGCCAGTAACAAATAAATCATTTACAGAATGAACAACTGCTCCTTCTATTGCTGCATGTGCTGCATTTATTATTCCAAGTCTTCCTTTTTCATCGCCTTGTGCAAGATCTGTAACTGTTCCATCGCCACCTTTTTCAAGAGAAAGAGCTTTTCCTTTTAAGGTTACTATTAATGTACTTTTTTTTACTTTTCCGTTTTCTTTGAATTCATTTTCTGTTTGTGCTGTTACAAGCGGTGTTGGAACTATGACTGTTCCATTAAGGGTTATTGCCATTTATTACTCCCATATAAAAACTGTAGTTCTTGTTGTTTTTCCAGCAGCAAGATTTTTTTGTTTGTTGTCAGATTCAATTATGTAATCACCAGTAGGAGCATATTCCAGCGTATCTAAAACAGGATCAGTAAGAGAAACGGCTTCTATAGTAACTGTTTTTGTATGAACCTTTTTTATACCAATGTCTTGAAATAATGGTCCTCCACCACCATAGATTGTTTGATGTATTACATATGTTTCTGGTGGAGCAGCTAATGGACCCATTTCTGTTATATTTACCTTTTTACTTTTTGAACCATCTGTTGGTTTAGGATAATCTTCTACTTGGTAATCATAATTGATTATTCCCTTAATTTCATCGTGACTTTCTGATGTTGATACAATTGTAATAGCTGCGTAAGTTGTAATTAATGCAGCTTTAACAGTTGCCCATAAACTAGATGCTGGACCATATCTGTCATTACTTCCACCATTTAAACCCGATATGGTTCCGCTAATTGAAGTTGTTCCTCTAAAAGAATTAGAGTCGTGTTTTTGCGTTATTGTTTGCTCATGAGTTGCTAATGCAGCTTCGCCAGTAGCTGGACTATGATATGATAGTTCAACATCGGCAGAAGCTTCACCAGTTGATATGTTTACTCTATAAGATATTTTTTTATTATGTGCATTAGTAAATGTTCCATCAGTAGCACTACTTATGTCGGTTGGTATTGTAGAGGCTATGTTTTCATCAACTTTTGCTTTAGCCTTTTTCCAACCTGGTTCCCATATGCCATTAACATTTGTATCTTTACATTTTGCAGAAATCTTATGAGAGACTTTTGTAAATCTTTTATCTTCATCACTTACTTCTACAGTCCAAGATTCATCAAAATTTAAATTTATTTCATCCTTTGCTGGAACTTTTACACCAGCATATGTAAATGAATCAGCCTCCATTTCAATGTTGTAATCTGCAAAATCAACCAAAATTCCCTCATCGGAAGAAAAGGATTTTATTCTACCGCTACAAGAAAATGTTCCACTTCCATTTTTAGATGTGAATGAAAAATCTTTTATTTCACCATCTGAAGAATATGAACATGCTTGCTTTATTGCTTCTATTTTTCCAAGCACATAAGTGTGTTTTCCACCACTTGATCCACTTTGAGGGGCTACTATTTTTCCTTTTACAGATATGTTAAAAAGATATTTTTCTAATTTTCCACTAGGCAAAAATTCTGTTTGTTGAGATACGCTTACTGATTGTATTGGATCTAATTGTACACCATTAAAAGTTGCTGGCATTTTATACCTCGTTTACTTTTATGAACATCTTCATATCAGCAAAATGATATGTGTAAAAATTAAGTCCATGCATATATAAATACAGTTTATTATCTGACCCCACCACAACATTTGGCATACTTAAGTTAACAGACGAATTTAAATTGTCATATCCACTTTGAAATAAATCTACATAATTATTTGAAGATGTCTTACCTTCTACAAATAAATTCATAATATTTGCATAGTGTTCATTATCTCTAGAAACAAATAGGTCTATTTGCCCATTGTTTGGCAGATAACCCTGAGATGTTCCAGTTCCTTCTATGTAAAGCGTTTTCTGTGTATTTTTTCCTAAAGTGTCATTAAATAATGTTAAATTTAAATAATTTTCAATATTTTTCTTAATTGTTAAAGACTGTGTATACAAAGTCATTCCACCAGAAAAATCTCCAATTAATGGAACTTCCATGTATAAATTAAGACTTTGATGCTCACAGCTTCTAATAAAAAGATTCATTCCCCTATAAAATATTCTTATCGCTTCATCGCCCTGCATATAAAGATTTGTTTTACTGTTAAACGCTATTCTTTTGGGTCCACTAATATAAAGTGGCAATATTTTTTGAGGGTCTTGCTTTAAAAACAATTCAATTTTATCATCAACTATGCATTTTACAAACATGTTTAAATTTGATTGCATATTTGAAAGTGTAAATAGTGAAATTGCATTTTCTATAAGCGATTTTGTAAACAACATTCTTGTGGCTGTAATTCTACCAGCACCATCTATAAACAATGTTGATGTATTTGAATAAGCACCTCTACTATATAGGTTTATTAAAGATACATTTTTAATATTTGATTTAAGAAATAGATTTAATTGAGATGCAGGATTTGATTTTAAAAACATTCTCATGATTTTAATAAAATCTTTATTTCCATGAGTAAATAAATTTACATTGTTTTCTTCTGCATTTTTAATAAACAATGAAACATTTGGTATTCCAACATTTATTGAATCTAAAAAATAAATTAGTGAGAAACTTTCACTTATAGCAGGAGTTACACATGGGTTTGTAAACCTTAAAGTAAAATCTCCACCTGGATATATTTTTAAATTTGAAAATGTTGCTATGCCGTCTATAGCTTGCACCATAGTTGTACCGATAAATGTTCCTGTTCCAGTATATATTTCTGCTGTAATTCGTAAATTAGAAGAGGTTACCACTTGATTGTATGCATCTCTAACCTCTATAACTGTAGCACCTAAAGCAACATTAGTGTAAGTGCCTGTTGGCTGAGTAGTTATGACCAATTGTGTTTCAGTAGTTATCTCATTACAGTAGATAGTTTGTATATTTGCTATTTCTGTAGAATCAATTGCTTCGTCATATATTCTTAAGTCATCTAATTGATATCCGTTAGAGGTATTAGTTATAAAAAATATGTTTGTATTATCAACTATTCTCTCTGTGCTAAATGGTATTGAATAATCTAATGTGTTTGGACTTGGTGTTGTACCATCAAAAAAAAGATCTTGTTGAGTTCCATTTAATGCCAAAGATAATGGTTCATTTGGGCCTTTATAAATAATAATTATGTTTGTGAACTGTTGATTAAAATCAGTCGCACCCAATTTTATTAAAGCTACTCCAGAATCAAAACCATTATTAAAACCAACGCTTAAGCTATCTGTAGATGTTTTTATTGAAATATAAAACCTTGTATCCCCACCACCATAAATGTAAAATATAATATCTTCTTCAACACTTTTTACCCAAAATGATATTGTCCAAGGAGCATCTACAGTTGATGGCAATGGGTTTGATTGTGTAAATACGCCACTAGTCAATGGGCCATGAAAGCCATCTTGAAAATTTAAACACTTTTGAACTAACCCATCAACAAATGTGACAAGACCTCTAGTATTAGAAAAATCTAAATTTCCTATACTATCAGTTAAATCATTGTTGAATTTCCATTGATGTATTAATGCCATATGTTAATCCTTGAATTTATGTATTCATTTCATTCTTGTTGTTGTTCATAATTGCTGAACTAATCATACTTGCAACATTAGTTGTTATACCGCTTAGTGATTGCTGTATTGCAGTTAATACACTTGCAGTGTTAAAACTTACATTCAATGATAATGGTGCAATAGCCAAAGTTATTGTTTTTGGTATAAGACTTAGTGAAGATACTAGATTATTAACTGCTCTTTCAAAAGCTAGACTACTAGCATACATTGATGATGCTGAGGTATTCATTATACCTCCAACTTTATTAATTAGAGATATTGATGATGTTATTGTACCAGCAGTTTGTGCAAGATTTGATCCTAATAATGATGCACCAGAAGCCACAGAAGCTGCTACATCTTGTATACTTGCGAATCCAGCTTTAAGCGTTCTAAGATCAAGGTTAGCACTAGAAATGCCACCAGAACTTGGGGGAACAGCACCGCCACCATCATAGTAGCCAACTTTTCCACCCTTGGCATAATTATTAACCCTATCTAAAAATGCAGTTCCAACTCTATCTACTGCTGGTTTACTTACAACAAACTCACCAGGAGTTAACATAGCTGGTTGAGTGTCAGTAGTTGAGCCACCGTTGGCAAAAAATCTGCTTGGTTGATTATAGTGCGACATTCTTGCATTTTTAATAACATCTAATGCCGTAGAAGCTGCCACATCTGTGTTATTTACTGATAAGTTTCCTAGTCCACTATTTTGCAATGAAGCTATTGCCTGTTGAGCTATGCCAACATTGCTTCCTGGAATGTCTGCAAGGCTACTTCCAGCCAAAGCTTTATTAGCACTAACACCTTGGAATGTTTGATTTCCAGCTTTACTAAAACCAAGCTCATTCATATAATCTTTAAGGCTAACCTTATCATAGTTTTTACCATCATCACCATGATTTGGTGGACCACCAATTAATCCAGATATGTAACGACTTCCAACAGCAGATGTTCTATATCCAGTTATTGGTGCTCTAGAAATTTCTTTGTTGTTAAGAATATCATTAAAAGCCCAATCTTCCATTGCGAATTTTGCAACACCAGCCATTTTTGGTGAACCATATGGAGAATCAGATAGTGCATTTAGTCCACCAACATAATTAGGGATTGGACCACCACCAAAACTTATATTTCCATAGTTAGCAGTAGACCCAAATTCTTTAAGGTGTTTTTGTCCTATGCTGGTATTAAAAGTATATCTTCCATATCCTGGCTTATTTAAAGAACCTGTTCTATCTGCCATATAATTGGCCAAACCGCCAAGAGTGTTTGCATTGACTCTAGGGTTAAAGACTCTAGAAGCTAAATAGCCTTGTGTTCCTATATCAAAGTCTGTCCTATCTCTTTCATTAGAGTAAATGTAACCTCTACCTGGAGATTGTCCACTATATGCAGCATAGTATGGGTTTATAGCTTGAAGATCACCACCACGATATAAGTACTTTACCGCCCCACCACTGTTAAGATTTTGCAAGAGAGGGAGATTAGCAGAAGTTGCCCTAGCATTAACTACATACTCACCAGGAGATAGTATTGCTGGTACAGTATCACTACCCTTTGC